TCATAGAAATATGTCTACATATTTTGAATCCACCTGATTCACGCTTAGAACGACATCTTTTGTAATGACAGGCATAGTTATTTCTGTTCCAAGCGTTGAGTTACAAGTGTAAGTCCTTCCGGTATCTCTGCTTTTTATTGTGATATAGGGATTACTTGAAGTAAAAGCAAATGCATTAAAGCACATAAGCACAGAAAAAGGGGGTGTTAATAACAGTTTCTTCATAAATACTCCTTTCTCCTGCCGCTTCATTAAACAGCTTTGACTGCTCCATTATGTCAAAAGGTAATATTCATAATCTTTCTGTTCATATAAGCCCTAACAGTTTCAGAAAACTCTTTATTACGACATAATCGGTAAAGTAGTAGGTAGCTTTACACCTATTGAGGTATAAATATCATAGGTAAAGTAGCGGAGCTTAGAGGGAAGTTTGATGATTGCATATAACCAGCAGAGCTGATGATACTGGAAGGAGGTGTATTAATATTCTTACTCAAGAAGAGGCAGAAATATTACTAAAGGCACTAAAGGAATCCCTTGTTAATTTTATTAGTATCCCTGATAACGGGACCAACCTGGATTTTAAAGTAAAAAGTAATCAGCCTTTGGAAATGTTTACCATTAACTTGTACAAAGGAAATATCGGAAAAAAATATAATATAGAAGCAAGAATAAGTAAAAACAATGTTCGTCTATTGGCACTACATATAAATGCTACAAACAAGCATTATAATCCACCCGAGCTTGGTGGGGATCTTATTACTGGATCTCACTGGCATATTTATAGAGAGGGTTTCAACCTTGCATTTGCATATCCGGCAAAGGATATAGCTGATAAGGATTTTTGCGAAAATACATTGGCTTTTTTTAGAGAGTTTAATATAATAGAAGTGCCAAAGCTTTCATCACAAATTGATTTATTAGGATAATTTTTAAAGAAAGGAGAATTACTATGGAGATTTCCAATCTAATCAACGAGTATACACAGTGGCTTAAGCAAGAAATCACTTTTGCAAAAACTGGAGATTTCTATGAAATAACCACTCCATTTCTTGATATGAACAATGATTATATTCAAATATATACCAAATTGAGTGATGATGATATTTATATGACTGATGATGGTTACACCTTACAAGTTCTGTTATCAAATGGATTGCGTATATCCGGTAAAAGGAAAGAATTATTAGATTATATAGTTAAACAATATGGTTTTAGTATCTCTAAGAATCTTGAAATAACCGGAAGTTGTGCACTAAGAGACTTTCCTTTATCTAAGCATCTTTTTGTGCAGTGCATAATGAAAGTTAATGATCTATTTATGGTGAAAAAAAGTACAAAAATAGAGTCTATATTCTTAGACGATGTTACTGATTTCTTCACTCAAAAGAACATAATGGCATCAGAGCAAGTTAGCATAATTGGAAAAACAGGATATAGCCACTCTTATGATTTTATATTTGCAAGAACTAAAAATCATCCTGAGAGACTATGCAACGCTATAAATAATCCTGATAAATCTCATATCAATAATGCTATATTCTCGTGGATTGATACTAAAGAAAATCGCAAGCCTGATAGTCAATTAATTTTAATAGTGAATGATTTGGATAAGAGAATACCTGGTAGCCTTGAAAAAGCCACTCAAAGTTATGATATCAACATGATACAGTGGACTGATAGAAACAGTAAAAAAAGCCTAGATTTACTGGCATCTTGATTTTTTATATTAAAAAAGCCACCCGGTACGCTAATACCAAGGCTTAATTAAAACTATGAAAGGAGGTGTTTTAATGTCCGGCGTTTCTGTAAAAGTAAACCCAACAATATTAAACTGGTTGATGCAAAAAGCCCAACAAAGCAATGTTGGCAGTTCTGTGACAGATTTAATAAAAAAATGGATATCCGGAGAAGAGGAGCCTACATTCAGTCAGATTGAGACCGTAAGTAAAAAAACAAACATTCCTTTTGGGTATTTTTTCCTTGAGAAGCCTCCGATAGAGGATTGCAAGATAGTTAATTTTCGTACAGTTGACAGTATCAGCATTCAGAATCCAAGTAGAGATTTAATAGATACTGTTGATATGATGTCCGGTGTTCAAGAATGGATGGCAGAGTACAATAAAGACAACGGAGCATCTAGGTATGAATTTGTCGAAAGCATAAAAATAACTGACGGATTGATACATGCATCTAATACCATTAGAAAAGGACTAAACTTAAATCCAAATTGGTTTGAAAGTTTCAGAAATGCAAAAGAGGCTTTTAACAGCCTGCGTAACACTATTTCCGACCTTGGCATTATTGTTATGATGAACGGTATAGTTGGTAATAATACGCACCGTACTCTTAATGTATCCGAGTTTAGAGCATTTGCCCTAACAGATCCATACGCACCACTAATTTTTATTAATTCCAGAGATACTGATAATGGAAAATTATTCTCTTTATTACATGAATTAGTACATGTTTTTATAGGTAAAGATGATTTTTATAATGACACACATGGAGTATCTCAAAAAGTCAGCAAAGAAGAACAATTCTGTAATGCTGTAGCGGCTGAAATTTTAGTTCCCGATTCTGCTTTTATAGCTGAATGGTCTAAGCAAAATGGAAACATTGAAACAATCATTTGTGCACTTGAAAAAAAATTCATATGCAGTCGCTTTACATTGCTTATAAAAGCATTTAATACCGGGAAAATAGGAAAAATTGAATTTAATAGGTTTTTAAATCTGTTTCAAGAACAATTTGAAGTTATGCAGAATCAAAAGCAGGATAGAGCATCCGACGGAGGAGATTTTTATCGCACCCTTTCCACAAAATGGGATAAAAAGGTTATCCAAGCAATGTATAGCAGCGCACAAAGCGGAAGAAATCAATATAGAGATGTGTATCGCCTTACAAATACTACCGGAAAAACCTTTCACGAACTTGTTAGAAAGGTGGGAGTTGTTTAATGTCAAAAATATTTTTACTTGACTCAAATGTTTTCATCACACCTTACAGACTTTATTACCCGTTTGATTTTGCACCCGGATATTGGCAACAATTAGAAGTTTCTTTACAACTTGATAATGTGAAAGTTCCGGATGTTGTTTTTAAGGAAGTTTCACGAATGGAAGATGAATTGTCTGTTTGGATAAAAAATTTGAGTAGCTTCAAACCCTTATCAACAAAGGCATCATCTGTCCTTGCCAATTACAGAAAAGTCCTTAGCTATGTACAGAACTGCGGCTTATATAAAGATGAGGCACTTAGAAATTGGGCACAAAAAGATATTGCCGATCCTTGGTTAATTGCCGTTGCAATGGAGTTAAAAGCCATTATAATCACTGAAGAAGTTTCTGTAGGTTCAGGGCTTTCAACAAAAAATCCGTCAAAAAATGCAAAGCTTCCTGATGTAGCAAATTATTTTGGTGTTAAATGTGAAAGGCTATTTTACTTTATGAGAGAAATGAATTTTAAACTCTGAAGCTGATTAAAAAAGCCACCCGGTACGCCAATACCAAGTGGCACGCATATACATTGTAAAGCTGTTACGCTTACAGTATAAGCCATCGACAAGCTATATTGTACCACTGTAACAGCTGTTTGACAATGCTGTTATTTTTATACCCAAAATTAAGGAGGTACATATGGCAAAGGCTAAATATACCAAAACAAAGTCCGGATATTTCCGTACTAAAGTATGGGATGGTACTTATAATGCTGACGGATCCAAGCACAGAATAGATGTTACATCTAAAAAGTCCTGTGCCGATCTGGAGCGTAAAGTAAATGAGATTAAGAATCGTGTAAGTCAGAATGACTTTATAGCTTCAAGTACATAGACAGTGTATGATTATGCTCTTTATTGGCTTGATACTTATAAATCTGTAAAATCAAGAAATACATACTTGTCATATAAGCGTACCATAGAATATCATTTGCAGGACTTCTACTCTCTTAAACTGCAATCCCTTACAAGAGGACACATACAACAACTTATAAACTCAAGATTTGATAAGCCTCGTACTTGTAAGCTTATAGCCCTTGTAATAAAACAGGTTGTAAAGTCTGCTATAAAGGACGGTATACTTGCTCCTGCTTCTTATGAGGTTATATGCACTGATATAGCATTACCTAAGTATGCCGCAAAAAAGAAAGCCATTATAAAGGCTGAAATACTCGACAGCATACTTGACATAGATTTTGCAGACAGAGAAAAATGTTTCTTGTACATCATATACGGCTGTGGCCTAAGACGTGAAGAGGCACTTGCACTTACTAAAGATGATATAGACTTTGATACAGCTGAGATAAGTGTATCTAAAGCTCTTTGCTTTGACGGGAACAATGCTTATATTAAAGAACCGAAATCCCAAAGAGGTTACAGGCGTGTACCTATGCCCGGCTTTCTTATTGATTTCTTGCAAGCCTACACACAGGTATCAGGCTATAATCTTATTACTAAGCGGGACGGCAGTATAATTACTGAAAGTAGCTATGTAAAAATGTGGAAATCTATAAAGAAAAAAATAGATAACAGTTTAGGTGCAGGAGTATCAAAGAATCTCACTGCACACTCTTTCAGGCATAACTACTGTACAAGACTCTGCTATCAAATACCTCTGATCAGCACAAAGATGATAGCTAAATTACTAGGAGATGATGAGAAAATGGTTATAGATGTATACAGTCATATACTGGAAGAAAAAGAAGATTGTCAGTCTGCAATTTCCAATATTTTTGAGTAAATCTGTGCGACAAAATTGCGACATGTTGGTTTTAAAAAAGCACTTTGCGACACTTTTGCGACATGAAATCAACTTAAAACCTATGTAAATCAATGTACTCTAACACACAAAAAGTGGCTCAAAGCCTTTATTTACAAGGTTTTAAGCCACTTTTATCAATCGGAATGACAAGACTTGAACTTGCGACCTCTTGACCCCCAGTCAAGCGTGCTACCAAACTGCACCACATCCCGTAAACTATCAATGCACTACCTATTATATAAGAATTTTTATTATTTGCCAACAAAATTTTTAATAAATTTATACTGTGCGGCTTTCAGCTATAGACGCGACTACACCATGAATAATTCAGGATAAAGAACTCTTTTAGTCTTTACCTTTTATGTCTGTTTTCTTTCAATACCTGCTTTTTATACTCCGCTCCGTCATATCCTATAACCCTAAGCGGCATCAGCTTTTCCGGTGTAGTCCGGTTTTCAAGGCCAAACAATGCTATATTGATTTGGCTGTTTTTCCAATACTTTGCAACATCTCTATCCTGTGAGTAAATATCACCGTCTATCTTTAATGCACTGCCGGTAGGCGTGTCTATCAATGCATTTTCTTCTATTATCTTTTTACTGTTAAATAACAATACATTTACTATATCTGCAAATACATCATTATATCTTTCAAGCATCTTCTGTGTTATATCCTTACTTTTCATACCCTTCTCCTTTATTATACCAAAGAAATTCAACCGATTCTATCTTAAAAATACCTATACGCAACTGTACAGCCAAGCAACCTGTTATACTTGACTGTACAGCTGAGTGCCCAAAGTCGATGCACCGACTATATCATGGTTTTTAGAACTTTTTAGAAACTTAGATTAAATAGAGCGGAAAGTGCATTTCCCATAGATTACATCAGATACCAAACCAAAAACCATGAAAAACATTTGATGGCTCTATTATACCAACTATGCCTATTTTGACAATAGATTACATTAATACTTAAGATTTAAAAATCACTTTTGGTGTATTGCATAAAAATATCAAGGAATATTGTGCAGTATCACGAATATTCCTTGTGCAATATGCTATAAAATACATCCTCTCTTTTGGCAGTATATTAAGCATATTGTAATGATCAATTTGTTACGTTAATTTGATATCACTTTAATTTGACAAATCAATATATAATAAAAGCCCTGTCAGGAAATAAAATTGTATGATTAATGTTTGGGTTGGGCATTACCAATCTCATCATTTTTTATTATATGTTAACTTCCTCTAATTTTACATCTAAAAATTTCTGCCTTGTATATTTTACACAAGGCAGAAATTTTCTATTCTTCAGTCAAATTATCAACTTTTATATATCTCAGAATTTCCTCGTAAGTTTTCTCACTCTTAAGTATCTCCTTCCAAAGCTCATCTTTTCTAACAGCATCTCGTTTATCAAGAAGTACCTGAAGGCTGCTTACTGATGATTCATATGCAGCTTTGCTCTTTACAACTTTTATCTGAGCCTTTTCAATCTGCTGTTCAATGGTATCTGAAAACTCATTTTTTCTTGTTCTTCCCATTTTCTTTGCCTCCTCCAGCTTGATACTTATTTCTTCTGCATAATGTTTTATAATACTTGCATCCATTCCAAATGCTTTTAGTATTATCTTCTGTGTTGCCTTTGCAGCATGGTCAAGTCTATATTTGTTATCTGTCAGTCGTACCATTTCTATCTTTTCCAGTTCCTTGAGTGCAGCCTGAACAGTCATAAAATTTGTTCTTTTGTCAAGCTTTCTCATTTTATCTTTCAGATAGCTATATATCCGGTTCCAGATAATTAATGCAATAAAAATCTTGGAATCGGCAGCCGAATCTCCATAGATCTAAGACTCTTATCTCCAAGATATGATTTATCTCCTCTAAAACAGCTTCTCTGATGCATCCCTGCTCTTATAAATGTTTAACGCTTCATTTGCTGTCATCTTTTCAGATGTGATAATACAGAAGTAACCACTAAGAGAATTCTCCCTCTCAATCACAGATGCTTTTTCTTAAGGGAAAAAATACCCCATTTTGTTCATTATAATGTAGTATAAAGTATTTGCTAAATTCGGGTTCAAAGGTGACAGCCTCATTTATGTGTTTCATAAGATAAGCTTTCATCTGCCTAAGTTTTTTGCAATGAACATCCGCTCACTGCTCTCTTTATTGATACTTGGGCGTTTGCGAAACGCCAAAAGCCGCATGATTACGGCACTATTTTAGTTATAAAATAAAACAACTCCTCATTGGTTTGTGTTAAAATAGGACTATCACGAAACTACTAACCATATCAACCAATAAAGGAGTCGTGCATATATGATAACATACAAACAGCTTTCTTTGGCAGATATTTTTACAGATTGCCAAAATAAATTTGATAATGATAAATATGAGTTTCTTTCTATTCTTGAACAAACCGTTGATCTTGACGAAATTGTTCCGCATTCTTTTGCTTTACATTTTCATGCTTCCACCGGCAGACCACGTAATCATCTTCTCTATCCTATGCTCAAGGCTCTGTTATTACAGCTTATTTTTTCAATCCCTACCACATCCCTTCTGATTGTATTCCTAAAGTACTCTAAGGCATTACGAGATTTCTGTGGCTTTGATGTCGTTCCGGATACCTCTAAAATTTACTCGTTTCAAACAGGATTTCCTTTTGGACTTACAAGTTATGTTCGACCATATGCTAGATCTTACAGAACCTATATGTCAAAAGATTGATAAACAAAAGGCTTCCATGTATTGATAAAGTATTGATAAACAAAAGGCTTCCATGCTGCTTTTTGATACTTCAGGTATTGAAGCATGGGTAACTGAGAATAATCCCAAATATGCCAACCGTATAATTAAACAATTAAAAACTTTTAAAAAGGCTAATGGACTTGATAACTCCTATGACCCTTATAAAGCCGCCTATTCTTCCATGCCCTCTCATTCATCAGCCAATCCCGCTATCAGGCAGATACATGTGAACGGTCATTTTTGTTATGCCTACAAATTCGGTATTTTAACAAACGGACTTGGCATTGTCAGGGATATCTGCTTTTACAACAAAAACTTTATTAAATTTCATCCTGAAATCGTAATAGAAAAAAAATCTGATTCTCCGGATGAGAATAAAAGCCTTGCGGATGCAAAAGCATTAATTCCCACATTAAAGGATTTTTTCAAAAAACATCATCTAATCAATCCTAAAACTTTTCTTGGTGATGCCGCTTTTGATTCCATCGAAATTTATAAATTCCTCCTTGAAAACACCTCCTTTGAAAAAGCCCATATTCCTCTTAAAACTAAGCTCAAAATCAAAGGTGCCAATTATGTCGTTAATGAAAACGGTATTCCTTGTTGTCCACATGATTCTTCACTTCTTATGAAACGAGAAGGTAGTAAATCACACCTACGATGTGGACTTCCAACCATGAAATTCGTTTGTTCCAAAATGAATTGGAAATGGAACAATGTGGCACAAAAATCAAAACGTGTATGCCACTGTGATAATCCTTGCACAACTTCATCCTGTAGTAGAATGATTTATATCTACTTTGAACAGAACCTTCGTGCTTATCCCGGATGTATCAGTGATACCGATGAATGGGATTCCACTTACAAAATACGCATAAATGTAGAAAAATCCATTAACCACTTCAAAGACATTCTTTGTGTTACAGGTCGTAAAACTCAAAACGAAAAAACTCTTCATGCTGATTTACTCCTTGCCGGGCTGCTTACTGTCATGGTTGCTGATAAAATTCATAATTACAAATATATTCGCAGCTTAAAGTCCCTAATTGCCTAAGTCTACTTTTTGTATATTCTCTTACAGGTGGCTGTCGCACTAAGTGATTAGTGTGCAGCCTCTTTTTAATAAAAAAATTACAGCCGGACTTAGAAAAGTTCGGCTGATGGTGTAAAATATATGTATGCAAACCCATATATTATTACACAAAGATTATACTTTGAACGAGGAAGGATATCAACTAAAACTTCCTTTAAATTTAGAAACTATCATTCCGGTAGATGATTCTGTGCGATTGCTGAGTCAGTTTGTGGAGGCTATGGATTTAACTGACTTATATTCTACTTATAAAAGAATAAATACAGTTTCGCCAAGAACTCTATTGAAGATTGTTTTATACTCTTATATGAATGGAGATTATTCTTCTCGTTCCATGGAACGAAACTGTAAACGAGATATTAATTTTATGTATCTTTTAGAAGGCAAGTCGGTTCCTGATCATGCTACTTTTGCACGTTTTCGCAGTATCCATTTTGCTCCATGTTCAAAAAGAATACTTGCCGAAATGTCTAACCTTCTTTACGAACTTGGAGAAATTTCAGGAGAAATGATTTTTATTGACGGTACAAAAATTGAAGCTTGTGCTAATAAATACACGTTTGTATGGAAAAAAGCAGTAACCAAAAATCAGGCGAAACTTCTCATTAAAATAGCTGATTTTATTGTAGAATGTGAGCAACTTTATGATATTCGTGTTGTTTATGGTGATATTGTTAAAATGAAACATGTAAAAAGGTTGAGAAAAAAACTATATACCTTGAAAAAGAAAGAAAATATTATATTTGTACATGGTATCGGAAAAAGAAAGCCACCACTACAAAAGAGTATAGAAACATTAGAAAAATATCTAAATCGTTTAAGAGGATACACACAAAAACTGCATCTTTGTGGGAAAAGAAACAGTTATTCAAAAACAGATCCTGATGCGACTTTCATGCGAATGAAAGAAGACGCAATGGGAAATGGGCAGCTAAAGCCGGCATTTAATTTGCAACATGGAGTTGATTCCGAATACATTACCTGGTTAACCATCGGACCACAGCCTACAGATACGACCACTTTGATTCCATTCTTAAAGGAAACAGAGAAATATTTGGCATTCAAATATCAGAAAGTCATTGCAGATGCCGGATACGAAAGTGAAGAGAATTATGTCTTCCTGGATCAGAATCAACAAATGGCATTTATTAAGCCATCGAATTATGAAATTTCAAAAAAGAGAAAATATAAAAAAGATATAGGTCGCGTAGAAAATATGGAATACAATGAAAAAAGTGACTCTTATATTTGTAAAAATAATAAAACACTATCATTTACACAGGTTCGGCGTTCTAAATCTAAAACCGGATATGTAAGTGAGAAAAATATTTATCAATGTGAGGAATGCTCAGGTTGTCCTTACAAGAAAGAATGCATCAAAGGAAACAATTGTAAAACTCCAATGGAAGAACGAAATAAAGTCCTTTCTGTAGCAAAGACATTTCTGAAATATCGAAAAGAAGATTTGGAACGAATTTTATCAGAAGAGGGTATTCTTCTCAGAATAAACAGAAGCATACAAGTAGAGGGCTCTTTTGGTGAGTTGAAACAGGATATGCAGTTTCGTAGATATTTGAGTCGTGGTACATCGAAAGTCCTTGCAGAAAGTGTATTACTTGCAATGGCAAAAAATGTGAATAAACTTCACAATAAGATACAAAAAGGAAAAACCGGAAGGCATTTATTTCCTTTGAAGGATGCATAAATTTAGAAAGTTCAAAAATTTAAAAAACCATTTTTGGGGCTTTATTAAAGTGCGCTTTTTTACAAAAAACTGTTTTTATATCATAGACTTTGCAGTTAAGGAATAAAAAAGAACTAAAAAGGAGCCGCCACCTAACGATTGATGAACCGTTAAAGCGACAGCCCCTTTGTTTTTGTGCTTCCATTTTCATTTTGCATATCTGTTATCAAAAAAATTACTATGAAAGTAGTTTTTTCTCTATACACACTCATAAAACAGGTTTGTTTCGCAATTACCTATTTATTGATACTGTGGAAGATATGAATGTATCTATCCCTTTCATCTGTCTCATACATCTTTTATTTTATGGTAATACCATAAACATCATATTCATCAATATGTTTAGACAATTTATTTTCAAATGTTCCTTTGTTATCTAAAACAATGTTGTTAATTAAGTCATACATTCCTTTTACCATTATAACAAAAGAATAACCAAGCCTATCCATCGTTTTGATATTTGATTTACTAAAATAACCCCTGTCCAAAATGAATCCCATCTTTTTGTATCCATAACCGGATGCTTTACCAAGCATTAATTGTAACTGTGAAACATAATTAATACTCCCCGGATGTTTCTCATAAAAATCTCCATTCCGCGGGCAAGCCGCGGCACAAATAGTAATGAAAGTGTTTTACATCTCAACTCTGTGATTTAAAATAGATAGCAAGAAGCTATACTACAAAGCACGAGAGGATGAGTTGTAAAAACTTTCTCTGTTTTAGACAGCATAAAAATCAGTGTAAGTTCTGCCTTTTCAAGCATAAATAAGTGGTATTATGAATTTGTACACTAAGAATTGTTAAAGCTCTTTGTTTTATTGTGTGGCAGTTCAGTCAATGGCTTCTTATCTTTTACAACAGGAGTTACACTATGAAAGTTACTTATCAAACCTGTTGTGGTGTCAATGTTCATAAATCTTTCCTCGTTACCACAATCATCAAACCTACCGCCGGTATTGAACCTTCTTATCAAAAGAAGATATTCTCTACCTTCAACAATTCTATTTTAGACTTTAAATCATGGCTTCTTGAAAATGAATGCCATGATGTATGTATGGAATCCAAAGGTAAATACCGGGGTCCTGTCTTTAATCTTCTCAAAGATCAAAGCAACGTTACCATTGCTAATCCCAAATTGGTTAAAGTTGTTAAGGGTAACAAGGACGATACCAAATATTCTAAATGGATTTGAGACTTATTCTAACCGGGACTTGTGAAAGGCAGCTACATTCCTTGTAAGTTGATCTGTATTCTTAGAGAATACACAAGATATCGTTACAAGCTTGTTCCTTGCCGTTCAAGTGAAAAGAATAGATATCAGAATGCTCTTACTGTTTGTAATATCGCATTAGATTCTGTTGTATTCGATATCTTTGGGAAGTCATCCTCATCCATTATCGATTATCTGCTTGAACAATCAGGTACTACGATTAACCACAAAGAAATCGCTTCAAAACTTCTTAAGAGCCTCAAATCCAAAGAATACGCTGTGATTTAATCTATCGAAGGATATCAGATGACTGATGCCCGGAAATATCGTATGCGCCTAGTACGTGCACATATAGATTATATCACAGCTGAAATCAATGATGTAGATAAACAGATTGAATATTTGATTTCTTCCTATCCTGATTATGATAAAGCTATCCGGTTATTAACTACCATTCCGGGTGTTAAACATGATAGTGCAATTACTATTATCTCCGAAATTGGTATTGATATGTCTCAGTTTTGTAATTCTAAACACTTATGTTGTTGAGCAGGTCTTACCCCCGGCAACAATGAATCTGCCGGTAAAAAGAAATCTGTCAGTATTACAAGTGCCGGTGTCTACCTCAAACCTGCATTAGTACAGTGTTCTCATGCAGCCGTGAAATCTGACAAGTCTCCTTACTACAAAAAGAAATATGAATCCATTGTTAAACGCCGTGGCAAGAAAAGAACTGTTATTGCCATTGCCTGTATGATTCTTACAGCTGTCTACCGGAGAGGTATGGAATCCAAGCGATCTTTACAAAATCGATATGCCTGCACCTTTAGTTGAAAAACAGAAGGCTAAGGCTATCAAGCAAGCAAAAAAACTTTTACAAAAGAAAGGACTGCTTCCTCCTGATGAACCTTTAGCTTCTTGATCAATCTACTAAATCTATATCCTCAAATAAGTTGCCCACTTAAGACAGCTTATTTAAGTACGCCGGTTTATGGCTTACCTCTACTTTCTTTCACACTACTCTTTCTTATGGAGGCAACTGCTACATAATTTAAATATGGTATATCTTGCCGTATGCACCACTTTTGCAACTACTTTTAGCAACTTTAAACGAATAGTATTGATTTGCAGCTTCCTCATATTTGAAGAGAATACAAGTCGTCTAAACCAATTAAACAGGTTATAGGCAAGAACATGCACCTGTAGACGATTTGCATTTACTACCTTGGAGCGACTGCTTACTGAGGAAAAATCAAATCCTGATTTTCCTTCCTTTATAAAGTTTTCCATCTTACCTCTACCACAATAAAACTGAATTACCTGATGTGGTTGTGATTCCATTGTAGTAACAACAAAAGTATATAGGTGAATAAACTGATTATAGGGTTTTTCTACTTTGAAAACTACTCTCCTTGGATGAGACCAACTTCCTGCCTGATAATAGAACTCACCATATTCCACCATATAATCTGTCTGATTTTCACGGGATACCCTAAATAGTGCCGCATCAGCATCTGCAACATATTCTATAAGAGTTTGATTTTGCTTTAAACGAATAGCATACTTACAGTCATTATCTTCACATGCTTTGTATAGATCAGGAGAAGCAAATCCGCTATCTCCACGAAGATAAAGAGGGAGCGATGGATATTTTGCACGGTATTCCTGCAACAGTGGAATCATGAATTTGTCAGCATCATTACTGCAATACTGTGTGCCGTTACGAAGTTCAGCCTTTAAAAGATCACCTGTGATTTTGTCATAGCAAAGTAATGGATGATAACCGTGAGCCTGATAATGAAAGTTAAAGCCTTCGCCTTCCTGCTTGCCATAAGTGTTAAGCAGTGTAGAATCAAGGTCAAACAACATATGCCCCGGTGTCTTAATAGAATAGACAATATCTCGCATTTTTGCATTTATAGAATCAAGCTGTGCAAGAGTATCGTTGTCCATTCTATTCCAAAAACGAGATAATGTAGGTTGAGAGGCCAAGGCCTCTTTTTCCAAAATAGAGGTTAATACCGGATCATTAGTCAGTTCATCTGAACAATCATCATTAAAATAGGCTGCTATAATTTGGTAGAGCATCTGCATAAGGTTATCAGAATATGGATGAATACGGCTGTTTGTATGGTCATTGGTTTTGAAGAGCTTTTTCACAAGCTTTATAAGACCTACCTTTGCAGCGAATTCTTTGATGAGAAGTAGCCCTCCATCAGAAGAGAGATTTCCGCTGTTAAAATTTATTTTTATTGCTTTCAAGTGAAATAGTGTTTAAAATTGACATATAAGGACTTCCTTTCCTTGGCATTGTTTTTTCCACATTAATTTTACCAAGAAAGAGGTCCTTTTTACATTCACTTTTTAGGTGAAAGTAAGAAGGTTTTGTAAATGCAGTAATTATGCGGCTCTTAGCTATAGAAGCAACTATGTTATGAATAATTTAGAAAAAATGCTGAGATTGGTAATACCCAACCCAAACATTAATCATACAATTTTATTTCCTGACAGGGCTTTTATTACATATTGATTTGTCAAATTAAAGTGATATCAAGTTAACACAACAAATTGATTATTACAATATGCTTAATATACTACCAAAAGAGAGGGTGTGTTTTATAGCATATTGCACAAGGAATATCCGTGATACTGCACAATATTCCTTGATATTTCTATGCAATACACCAAAAGTGCTTTTTAAATCTTAAGTATTAATGTAATCTATTGTCAAAATAGGCATAGTTGGTATAATAGAACCATCAAATGTTTTTCATGGTTTTTGGTTTGGTATCTGATGTAATCTATGGGAAATGCACTTTCCGCTCTAATTAATCTAAGTTTCTAAAAAGTTCTAAAAACCATGATATAGTCGGTGCATCGACTTTGGGCACGTAGCTGTACAGTCAAGTGTATAACAGATTGCTTGGCTGTACAGTTGCGTATAGGTATTTTAAGATAGAGTCGGTTGAATTTCTTTGGTATAATAAAGGAGAAGGGTATGAAAAGTAAGGATATAACACAGAAGATGCTTGAAAGATATAATGATGTATTTGCAGATATATTAAATGTATTGTTATTTAACGGTAAGAGGATAATAGAAGAAAGGTTGTATAATTAATGTTGGGGTTGGGTATTACAATTCTCAACATTTTTTATTATAATAAAAAACCTCCAAGTCCCCAGTTCAACACAAAAACTATACTTGGAGGAGGTGTCCATATGAACGACCTGAATAAGATTTTAGGCATTTATGATATAAAAGTCAATGTTAATTGTGTAAAAGACGATGATATCTCGTTTCTTATTACAACCGACCCTAAACCACATAAATGTCCGCAATGCAATAATGCAACTGCTAAGGTACACGATTACAGAACTCAAAAGATTAAAGATATACCTTTTCAAAATAAATCTTGTACCTTACGCCTTAAAAAGAGACATTATCATTGTCCTAACTGTGGCAAACACTTTTATGAATCATATGATTTCATTTCAAGGTATCTGCATAGAACTCAAAGACTGACCAAGTTTATTACTCATTCTTTCTATGACTCGATAAACATTAAGCATGCATCTGTCCGAGCTAATGTCTCTACCCACACTGTATATAAAGTACTTGGCACTCTTAACAATTCATCTGATAGGATTGGAGAAGCTATATCAATAAATGAGTTTAAAGGTAATGTAGGAACTGAAAAGTATCAAACTATCGTTGTCGATCCTATAAAACATAAGGTATTAGATATACTCTACTCCAGAAAGAGTACATGTTTGGTTGAATATTTTAAGTCTCTTGATAAGTCTAAACGTATGAATGTAAAATATTTCTCATGCGATATGAATAAGACTTTCATAGATATGGCTAAAACATATTTTCCAAATGCTAAAATAGTTATTGACAGGTACCATTTTATAAGGCAGGTATATTGGGCTCTTGAGAATGTAAGAAAGAATGTGCAAAAGAACATGTCAAAGACTCTTAGAAGGTACTACAAGCGAAGCAGGCACATCATAACGACAAGAGAATCAATTCTGTCTGAAGAAAATAAGGCAACACTTAGACTAATGTTAGAGTATTCAGAAGACTTAAGGAAAGCATATTTCATAAAAGAGCTGTTTATCAAGCTACTTGATGAAAAATCATACTCAAAACAACGAGTGCTCCTTCACGAATGGCTGCTTGAGGTAGAAAGTTCCGGTATAAAAGAGTTTAATGCAGCAATCACAGCATTCAGAAATAATTACAAATACATCTTAAATTCACTTAAGTACCGACATATATCAAATGGACCTACAGAAGGGTTTAATAACAAGATAAAAGTACTTAAAAGAATATCTTATGGTGTACGTAACTTTAAATATTTTAGGAATAGAATTTTAATGGCAACAGGTTAAAAAATGACCGGGGACGAGGTCTTTTTGTTGTGCAAAAAAATATTTATCAGATTTTAAATATATCCTGCCCGACAAAATAGTAAGTACAAAAAATTTCAAATATAAAAAGTGGGCTGAAAAATCAACCCACCCCAACACTTGACAAAGAACCTAATTTCCCTGCTCCAAATAAATTTATATTATAGCTCAATATATGCAATATCGAATTATTTTACCCATCTTCCTGAAGCGTCAAGTCTATATCCGTCTGAAGTAGTTGTATTGCTTAACATTGCTCCTGACGGACTCATGTAGTACCAATCATTTCCTGACTGTACCCAGCCTGTAGCCATAGCACCTGAAGGATTCATGTAATACCAGTCATTTCCTGACTGTACCCAACCTGTAAGCATTGCTCCGCTTGCATTAAAGAAGTACCATACTCCGTCTATTTGTCTCCAGCTTGTAGCAATATATCCATCTCCGTCAAAGAAGTACCATATGCCGTCAACCTGCTTCCATGTATTAGTTACATAGCTTCCGTTAGATTCTTTATACTTCCATCCTCTATCAGTGTTTTCCCAACCCTGAGATGATGTATTTGCAGATGAACCCATATCTACATAAAAGTAACCTACTCTATTTGCATTTTTTTCATTGAAGTAGCTTCCCTCAAAATCATATGGGAGTGCAGCATTTCTACCTGTGTCCTTAGAAAAAGATATTATAACATCCTGTCCGGTATATGCTTTATATCTGCTTCTTTGTAATATAGGGTCACCAATACTATAATTACTTATTGTAAGTGGTGAATACTCCGTTGCTCTTTCCAGAGACAATGCAGGAGCTGCAAAAGCCGAATTCTTATAGTTAAACATAATAATATTATTTTCTTTATTAATTGCTCCCGAAGGATCATAGAAATATGTCTGCATATACTTTGAATCGCCCACATTCATACTTAGAACAGCATCTTTCGTAATAACCGGCATGGTTATCTCTGTTCCAAGCGGTGAGGTCCAAGTGTAAGTCCTTCCGGTATCTCCGCTTTTTATTGTGACATCAGGATTGCTTGATGTAAAAGCAAATGCATTAAAGCACATAAGCGCAGAAAAAGCTGCTGTCAATAAAAATAGTTTCTTCATAAATACTCCTTTCAGCCATACCCGTCTTACTTAACTATACTTATATCTCACCTGGTAACAGTAATGAACCGCTACCTAGATATCTACGAAAAAGAAATGGATATAACTAAAAAATATATTTTCTAATAGTTTATAAAACTATAGAATACAATTATATACTCTTAACTTTCATTTTGTCCTTACTTACACAATACCAACTTTTCACATATAAAGGACTCCGGTACAATATCTCTCTTCTCAAAACTTTATGCAACGATTATATATATGTATATATATATTGTCAATATTGACTTATATATCTTAATATAAAATTAAAATTTCATATTCTTTGCTTGTATTTTATCCGATATATTTTCAGGTTCTACGCTCAATATCTCATTTCATAGCATTTGTTATCATTGACAGGATATGCACTTATTAAACTCATTTAATAAAATCTACTTACATTTTGGTAAACTACGGCAAAGTTCTCAATTATGTCCAAAATTGTGTCTTTTACCGAGATACTGCACTCAGAAATTAGTCAAATAAGAATATTTCCGTTCCATGGCTAATTGCAATGGCTTTAAATGCTACTATAATCACTGAAGAAAGTACAATTAACATAGGGCTTTCAACAAAAAATCCGTCAAGAAACACTAAAGTTTCTGATGTCAAAAAACATTTTGGAGTAAAGTGTGAAAATCTGTTTTACTTTATGATATGAATGAAGTTTGTGCTTTAAATTCTCACAATAGAAACAACCGTACTGCCTTGGTAGAAGAATTAATATTTAAATGTAAAGGGATTTGAATCAATAAACGGTTCAAATCCATTTTATATACTAAATTTATTTTCCTAAAATATCTTCACTCTCTTACCGGTTATTTCATCTATTTTGTAGAAATAATCCTTTACTATCCCTTTCTCATATCCACTGATATCTGCTGTTGGATACAGCTCATTCAGGTGCTTTCTTACTTCCATATCTCCTGCGTCAAGCCCTTTAAATTCATACCTTCTTTTATCCCACTCTTCATATGTGATTATTTTCATAAATTCTTCTTTCAAACTCATAATACTTACCTATATAAATTTTTATATGATATTTTTACTCAATACCATTATAGTAATTCTTTCTCTAAATCAAAGTCCAACCCAATTTCCTCTAAACTTATTTCTCTTACACTAAGTTCTGTCCTTAAAATATCCAATATTTCATAGTATGCCAATGCTCTTCCGTCCTTAAAACTGTCTTTTTTATCATCTTTTGATTCTTTGACTGCTTCTCTCGCTCTTTCTACTATTCTTCCCACAATATAGGCTATTCCATCAATACTTATGTTATCGGCCATATTCTCCTCCTTTACTCAAATATCTTTAACAGCTTCTCAATGGTGTTTCGTGCTTTCTTCCGATAGTAATATTTTCTCTTTTAAAATATTTTGCAATTTTTTCAGCTCTTCTTCTGCCGAAATTCTCTCGTAATTCCGAAAATAAATTCTGTTTTTATCATTTTTAAGTAAAAAAGTTTTCATTATGATATACAAACCTCCGTAAGAATTACTTTACCACAATATTGTCATCCCACTCGACGATTTCAAACATATCAGGAGGATACAAATAATCGTCACCTGAATCATCTATAATTCTATACCAACCACGTTCTATAGATATTACATCATAAATCTTATTATTTGTTAATGCTAAAAATCTGTTTTACCAAGCCATTTAACCTTCATTTCTTTATTCAAATCACCTTTTATTTACAAAGTTCACAATCAGGTATATAACCTATCTCTATCTCCTTTTCTCGGATCCTCACCCTCTTTAGGCTTAGGATATACTTCTGTAAATATTCCATTCTCAAATCCAATGCTATGTATTAATTTCGGATACAAACTATCTAAATGGTCTATAATATCTCTGTCTCTAAAATTTAGACTTTTAAATTCCTCTCTCCAAATATATTATTCGCAGCAATTCATTTTGGCAACTTACTTTCATTTTATCATCTATTCATAGCGTTTCAACTAATGTTTTTATTAATTATTGTAAATCACCCTTTACTTTGATTGTATTTAAATTAATTACTGGCGTAAATAACAAAAGAGACACCTATATCAAGTGTCTCTATACTTCCATTTTATCTATAGGAAAGTAAGTCGGAGTTGCACCGGCCTTTTCCCCGTAGGGCTGTATACCTCCTATACGATTACCTTCCGGTTGTATTATCTCATAATTATCAGAAATTGTCAATTCCTAATATATATGAAAAACGCACACTTCTTCTTATAATTTTTTTTTTTAGTGTTTCATATTTACAAATAAAGTTATATAATTACACTATCTTAATATAAAAGGCGTTCCGGAGATTAGAGAGTTATAGATCTTAGTGGGCTAATCAACATAAACAGGAATTGATTAAAATGTGGGAAACTCAGGAGTTTACAGAACTTCCACCATTAGGATAAATAGAAAGGTTATATATATGTTTCATACTATTAAAAGTATAAAACCATTAAATGATTATATCTTACTTGCTACATTTACTGACAACACAGTAAAAATATATGACGTAAAGCCACTTTTTACTACTATAGATGCCTTCAAGTCATTACAGCATACTCCGGGCTTATTTGAACAGGTAAAAGTAGATGTCGGTGGATATGGTATCTCTTGGAATGATTATTTGGATTTATCATGTGATGACATACGGGAAAAAGTAATAATACAAGACAAAGAAAAGATATTTAAATACGCTTAATCTATGCGACAAAATTGCGACATTAGGAAATTTGCGACACGTTTGCGATATAAAATTGTCGTAAATTTTGGTCAAATCAATGTACTACAATAAATCAAAAAACGGCTCAAAGCCTTGTAAATCAAAGCTTTGAGCCTTTTCACACTGATGAGACACCCGGGACTCGAACCCGGGACAACTTGATTAAAAGTCAGTACTTTAAAGTACCTTTAAGCCTCGTAAATACTGACTTTCTTCTCATTATATTAGACATTTATTAGACTTCGTATTTTTTACTCTATAACTTCATATTTACTTAGATCAGGCGCATCTGTATCAAGTTCTTTCTTATATACGCCATTTTCATCTACAAAGAAGTACAGCTTTTCGCTTGCGTCTTCTATATAGCCGCTTCTTGCCATAAGACCTGATTGAGTAAGGTAGTAAGACTTGCCGTCAACATCCACCCACTGTTCGCTGAGCATAGCACCGTCGGCAGGATTCATATAGTACCAGTCTTCTCCCTGCTTAAACCAGCCTCTAATCATAAAGCCTTTTTGGTCAAAGACGTACCAACGACCATTTATGTATGCCCACCTGCCTGCGACAATACTCTGTGGTGTGTCGGCATACCACCACTGGCCGTCGCTAGAGACATTCCAGCCAAGCGGATATTCTACCTGCACAGGTTTAGTCTTCTCCGCTTTCTTTCCATTTTCAAGTGCTATGGCGGTATGGTGAAATTCGTACAGAAGTATATCTCCACGCTTTAAGTACTCATCCGATAGCAAGTACTTAGGAGCAGATAAGAGCTCAAATTCTCCAGTTTGTAAAAGAGCCTTAGCCTCATTACCTGTATAGATATCGCCCGATACTTTTATGCCCGCTGCATTAACACATACCGCCACCAAAGCACTACAATCAGTTTCGCAAAGTGTTTTTACATCTTCTATCTTCCAGCCGTTAGACTTTGCAATGCTATATAGGGTGGTTCTCTGATTTTGGTCGTATCCAATATAGTCGTTTTTGCAGGCTTTTTCCATAGTTACTGCTATCTTCTCTGCCTTTGCGACATCTTTGCACCTCAAAACCTTGTTCCATGGTCTGCTGTACCACTCACGGATTGCGACCTCTCTACCATCCTGATCGCCTGCTATACCACCACTGTATCTGCCTCTTTCATCTCTACTTGCCTGTCCAATTTTAATCATATCTTTTTATCCTTTCTCGAATTAAAAAAGAGAGCCAAAGCCCTCTTTATTCTTTTTCCTCAATCTCTATAAATTCCCCTGTGTTCTTCTTTAAAAAGGCTTTTACTGTAATCCATACCCTACGTACAGGTAAACCTGACAAGGTCATATTCTTAAGTACTGAAAGCACCTCATACACTATGTAAAGTAGTGCAAAAAACTCCATCACTGTAATATCCTGCAAGTGTATATACTCTCTTAAAGTATCAGGTACAAACCCTATAAGATTTACCGGACATAAAATATCCACAAATACCAGGCATACCAAAGATAAAAGCATTCCCACCTTACGGATACCACCGTCAATACCTACACTGGAGTTAAAAGCCCTATCCTTAGCGGCTCTTAGACTACCGAAAATTACATCCATTACAATCATAATCACTACAAGTTGAAAAAGAGTATTCCCCCTCATTACAGTAAAAACCGGTCTAAAAATATCAAAATGCATATTGCTCCTTTCTTTGCAATAAAAAAGCACCCTTTTTGGTGCTTTAAAATAATTATAAAATCTGCTGTTTTAGTGCTTCCTGTAACACTTGCGAAAAGTTTATATTTCTTTCAAGTGCCGCCGCATTTAGCCAAGCAGGCAATGTTACTGTTCTGTTTACAGATTTATTTACATTAGCATTTCTAATGCTTGGCATGTAAACATCCACCAACACAGCTCTTTCATTATCCTCTAATTCCATATCGCACAACCTGCTTGCAGGTGGTATAGGTTCTCCATCCTCTTCAAGGCCATTAAGTACACATCCCAGTAAATCTCTGGCGGATAAAAGTGCGTCTTTCTCGTCCTCACCACTTGTAGCACAATCTAAGTCGGGAAATGTTACCGCTATCTCTTTTCCGTCCTCATATGTAAATATAGCAGGATAATAATATCTATCAACTTTCTTCATATAGCTCTCCTTATATAAAAATATGTAAATCATCAAGAGGGAAGCCCCCGTCAGGGCTATTGAAACTTTAACCCTGACTGTCTTTCAATGCTTCTAAGTGTTTTAGGTGGTATATCCTTGTCCGGATGCTTAACCGTTGTTCTCCCTTTTTTAGTTGGGTGTTTGAACTGTAAGTGACTGGTTCCGTTTTTAGGTAATTCATACCATCCATCTTCTTTTAACATCTTTATGACTTCCCTTGATGAGTAACTTTTCATTTCTTACCTCCTTATGACTATACAATAACACATATAATTATATTTGTCAATAAGGTTTACACATATTTTTATATTTGCCATATAAAGTTAGCTTGCATTAGAAGGTGTTGCCTGAGCTTCATCCTCTATTGCAAGTTCTCCGGCATCCAAATCTATCAATGCCTGCTTTACATAAGGCTTTAGCTTAGCAGGTACACTCTTAAAAGTCCTCTTGCCTCTAATAATCAGCTGTGCATATAAAATACTTAAATTCTCAAACATATACTTTCTTTCCTTTCTTGAAAATAAAATTGTTACTATATAGAAAAACATTCTCATGCTTTACTACCGCCATTCATAACTACATCTGTCAACTCTGCAATACCTGCTGAATTAAGTTCAGCCTGCTTTTTTACAGCCGCCAGCTCTGCCGCATTTGTCATAGGTGTTGCATGTGACACCGCAACATGTTCTTTTTTGCTTGTGTCTATACTGTCTATGACATTACCGTCAGGCACTTCGAATGTTCCTATCCTAATATTTTCTATATCCGCCTGTTCAGATGCTATCGACACCACCGTGCCGTCAGTTTTATAAAATACTGTATATTTCATGTTTTTACCTCTTTCTTAAAGCCTAAATGATATTGAGCTGTGAGCATAAATGTAAACATTGAGTTTTGTCACACCAAGCAACTGATTCGGTCCGTGATGAACCAGGCTTATATTGCCTGCTCCATCCCTTATGATTTCAATCTGTACAGGTACATTTCTTATATACGTCCCTATAAGATTGCTATCACTTTTGGATACCGGGATTCTCCCAATCAAGTAATGACCGTTCCCCTTATCTCTCCTCAAAAAACCGTCATAGACATCCTCTCCTACAAGGTCTACCCCAAAGAAAACTGTTTCACTTCCCGAATATGCATTGCCCAACGAAATTACCTGTTCAAGATTAGACATACTTATTTCCAGATTCGCCGCAACTGTATAGTCATTAACCTTGTCAGTGAAGTCTCTCGTGCCTGTAACGCCGTTGATATTGATACCTTTAACAACGTTCTGCGGATATAGGTTTGGTGAGGGTAGGAAAGCATAGTTTGCACCTGCTAAAACATGCCCATTTGCTATTTTTACAACTATTCCACGTCCACGGCCTGCATAGGTATCATCCCATGCAAAGCCTTCGTTATTTACAGCACTTATTACATCACCTGTATTACATACCCAGTAAGGTATATTGCCTTGAATGCCTAATATATTTATATCATTGAGCATCTTATCGGCTCTTATTCCTAAAGCATTAGCTAAATCTCCATAATTTACTTCTACGATAGGAGGATATTGTCCTGAATTTGGATAGTATCCTTGTTGAAATCGGAACCCAAACTTTTTAGGATTAGTCCAGTTAATATTGACTATTTCTAACGCCATATTTTCATTCGGATGTGACACTATCTGGCCGAGTACGCCTGCCACATTGTGCCCCTGTAACATCTTAGACCCGTCAATCCCAAACAGATTTTTTAATTGCTCATAAGTAAGATAAAGATAAGCCTCATGAGTATGACCTTGAGGGTCAGTCCATGGGGCTCTGTGATACCAACCGTTTTTGAATAGTATATATAGTCTGCCGCTACCGTCTTCTCTAATCTGATAATAGCTTACACCCGCACTTTCTCCTCTATCCGAGATTTGACCCCGTTCGCCTAAAGTGGTTATAGTGTCTATAGTTAATTCAGGGTGATAATTAATACTGCTTTTTATCAAGGTTCTTTTTATTCGTATCCATGGATTCCAGCTCTGCGTTCTGTCCGCATTCCAATACCTTATATAAGCCGCTTCCGGGATACGGGTTACATAACTATCATTGCCATGATCGTTATAGTACCAAAGTTCCTCCATTGAATCGGCATCACTGGTAACAGGAAAACTACCTTGAAAATTTACACCGTTTTTACTTGTAGCCGTAGCTCCTGACAGCACTTGATTGGGGCTTGCATTTCCTAAAACATCCGCATCTACTTCTACATGTGGAATATTGTCATTTCTAGTGTAGTATGCACTACGCTGTGGCAAGTGCATGTAGAAAGCATTTCTATTTTTGTCCAACCCGTATTCAGTAGTCCTTGTTTTACTATAGTTATCTTGAGCTGTGTCTACTACCCGAATTGCTCCTTCCACCACCTCATCATCACTATCTCTGGTGACCGTCTTATATCCTTTCAGCACTTGAGCTTTGCCTGCCGTCACGTCATCAGACGTAACTCCGCCTCCAAAACTTCCTGGTATTAAAATCTTACCCATATCACACCCCCTTTAAGCCAACCTTTATATCGGCACCGGGCTTTTTATAAGCATAAAAAATGACACTACTGTTTTTAGTGTCACCGTCAAAAATAAAAGAAAAGTTCTTTTCATACACTTTCACAAGCCTGTCATTGTTTTGAATACTCTTATCAATCCTTTTTACCAAAGTGGGATTGTCATCCGCCTTGATGCCGAATACGGCAACCTCCTGTTCGTAAAAATCCCCTTCAGCCACCCAGCCATTGACTGTAAGAGTAACATCTATTACTCTTCCGATTTCATCAGCCTTGCCCCTAAGCTCTTTAATTGACTTATATATCCTGTTAAACAGCCAATTAAAAAATGCCGCCGGTGGCTTATATCCCGCCACAAAGCCTGTGTTTTGAAGCGACTCGGGCGGTGCACTTCCTACAGCTTCCCACTTCGGTAAATCTTCATTAAATTGCATACATACTCCTCTCTAGCTCAAAGGCAAAACAGGTGCGTTATCATCGTCTCCCAGCATAAGCCCAAGGTATCCTCCAAAACTGTTGTTCAAATCTGCAAAACCTTTAGACTCGTCATATACATTCTCACTGCTGTCAAATTCAAAAGTCCCCTCAAAACCATCCGTTATAATTCCAACACCTATAGGTAAGAGCTGCTTTATAAGCTGTATCGCCTGTCTGCTTGAAAATCCGCTGGCAATGAGTGTTGAGAGAGGGATAGACCTTATACGAACATTCCCGCCCTTTGCATCTTCCACTATAAGTTCATCACTGTTATCTCCTACCCCAAGCATAGACCTGGCAACTCTTATGACAGAATCATAATTACCTGTTACAAGATTCCTACCTATACGCATGTACAACAGATATCTGTATTGACTATCGTCTAAACTGCCCCTTGGCTGGCCTATCATAGTCCCAAAGCGTTCCAAGGTTGCACCATAAGCCTTAGTTAAGTCCTTAGATTCTCTTGTGTCATTGATGTCGTTCATCAACTTATCGACAGCAAGATGTCCTATTTCAAGAAGCTTATAATTATTGCTTTCAGTATCCTTTCTATAGCAGTCGGGAAGTAAGTAAGCTTTATTCATTAAACCACCTCCACACTTATATTTGAGACATCAATTCTTGCTATTTCCTGTTCTCCAATAGTAATATCTCCATTCCCAAGAGACTGTCCCGACTTTCCAATTTTAAGTTCAGCTACACTTACAACGCCGTCAACTTTATGTATATATCCGAATACACTTGTATAATATACATCCTCTCCATTTGCCAAATTATTGATAAAATTAGCAATATTCTCTTTTATTTGATTTATTCCGGCGCTTCCAAAATACTGATTAGTCTTTATTTTTATTACTATACTCAATGCAGTTTTAGTAGTTGCAAAAAACTTTATAGTATGAGGTTTCCCCCAAGCATCATGCACAGTTTTTTCTATATCACCGATACACCGGATACCAAGAGGTTTCTTATCAAAAATGGCTTTTGCTATCTGATCGTACTGACTTTCCGGCGCAAGGACATAGCAGGCAAAGCTGTGCGGTGGAATAGTTGTGCTGATATCACTATCATTACTTACAACTGATACTCCGTCAACTAAAGGAACACGATAGATTGCACCTTTAATGGCACTCTCAGTAGAGCTCCCCGCACCTGCTAAAGAATTAGCAAATCGAATTCTAAAGTCCTTATCACTCTCAAGCTCCTCGCCTTTTTGGATAATATGTATAAACTCCACCGAATCAATACCCATTCTGGGATTTTGAATATCCAATCTTTCGCCTGTTGAAAGATTGCCAATCTCTCCGTCATCCACACAATTAGCTACTACTGTAGCCTCACCTTTACTGTCTATTATATATTCATTTACTACATAAAAACTTGTTTTATCACTTTTAAGCAAAAAAGCTGAAGGTATGGACTCTCCTGCTGTTCCTCTTATTTTTACCTCAATTCTTGCTTGAGTTGCCTGATTTCTGCTTACTGCGGCAAAAGGACCCAACCTGTCAAGACTCTGACCTCTTGCGGTATTTGGAAAGCTTGAGTAGTACAAATCTTCCAAAGTCTCATAGCAAATATTTAAATCAAAAACATTTATTCTTATGAATTTACCAAGAACTGATTCTTCTGATGTATCAATATCATTGCCCAAAAGAACCTTAGCCCTGTTAATTTGAGCCTGCAAAATCTCATCATAGGACGGTCTTACAAAGCCCTTATCAGTAATACAGCTCAAATTACACCTCCATTTTAAGCTCCTTGCCGTTAATATTCATATTTATAATCAAATGCCTGTTTGCACTGTCTTCAACAAATTCAATATTATCTACTGCAAGGCTACTATCTATCTGATTTACAGCTTGCCTTATTTCATCTTTGATAAGTTGATAATTAGGGTTCTTTACAAATATGCTTCTCTGATCCAGCCCCTCTTTTTTATCAAGCCACCATTCACCATAGTTTGTTAGTAAAATCTGCCGTATCTTTTGAATGATAAGGTCGCTACCCTCCACCATTTCAATTCTATTTTTATTTACTGTCACATCACCTTTGTTATCTAATGAAAAGCATTTCATCACAGTACTCCTATAACTACAGCAAAAGATATCTCATGATGTCCGAGTCTTGGAGTAGCCATACCCCCATGTCTGGTTTCGCTTATATCCCTATCTGCACAAACACAAAAAACAATATCCCCTGCCTGTACCTTTTTAAACTTTACACACTCATTTCCCGTTGCTTGGCAGATAAAACTTTCATACTTGCCACAACTGCTTATAACAGGGCATGCGGTAATGATTGCAGGCACACTTGACTCTCCTCCTACAGCTTTATTCATGGCCAACGGCTGTATTGTAGCAATATCCCCACTTGTACTTACAATCTTAGCAATAAATCCTGTATGAACATTTAAAAGTGCCTGTTCTATAGCATCATTTATATATGTACTATTCGCCATTACCTCACCTTTCCTCCAAGCTTTCTAATCATCTCAAGATTTTGTCCGGCACTGCCTTTGTAATCTGAAATGCCCAAAGTTTCCGCGATCTTGGCTCTATATGCAAAAGAGCTGTCAGAGCCTACACTTGCCAATCCGTCAACGATAGAAACTCCCGTATACCTTGATAAATCAGGAAGCCCGTTATTTTTATTGCCGGTATCTGAATTATCAGTTTTTACTTCCTGCTTAGGACATTCTATCGCTTTTACTTTTGTCAAAAAATCTGAACCGTCATAACTGTGATGCCCTTCTCTTACTCTATATCTGCCGTTTACATTCTTAGACCTTATATTAAGGATAGAACCTGTACTGATTCTATGCTGTAAAAGCATAGTAACCTCATACCCTTTTACGGCATCCTTATATTCCTCCACACTTATTTCTTCTTCAAACTCGGAAAGACTTATAAGACCCGTATCTACGCTTAAAGAAAAATTGGTATCATCTCCCTCACTTATAGACTGCACATATATTTGGCCTTTATTAATATATGCAGATACTCCACAGACCTGCGCTTGCTTTTTTATTGTTTCCATTATGCCGGCATCAACAGTTAAGCCGTCTTTGTACACAAAATCACGCTTAGTAGAAAACTTGGCTATCGGCAGTCCAACTTTTGTTAACAGGTCATTAAGTATGGTTGAAGCCTTAGAGCCTTTCACATAAGCTAAATTCTCAATTTTCCTTTCAATCCTGTCTACACTGTCAATCACCTTTACTGTAGTAACTTTATCTAAATCATCAAAAATAGTCTTTACATGTGAAATAAATCCGCTAAGTATAATGCCTGTATCTTCTTTATAGCCGGCTGTAAGTGTGACTTTCTCGCCTTTTTTAATATTCTGAATAGTAGTATCCGACAAATTATATAAGATAATTTCAGACTCATTCGCCTCTGTATCATCATCAAATTCCACATCAAACTCAAGGTCCAAATTATTGGAATTTATAGACACATTACCCGTTTTCATCATAATATTTCTTTTAAAAAGAGCGTTATCTCCTCCGGAAGTTTCGATATTAATTGCCTGTTCCAGCTCCATAAAAGACTTGATTATCCTGGAAGAATTCCCACTTTTTCTAATATTAATATATCTGCTCATATCAATCCTTACCATTATCAATAGTCAAAAAAACTGTACTTGTAAAATTATCCCATGTGATTTCTTTCGCCTCATCAGATTCATCAATAGGCTCTATCCTCATCATAGGAAAGCTCCCGGCTCTGTATATGTCTCCAAAAAGCTCAACACCGTAAATCAAAGCGTCAATACCCAGTATCTCATTTCCTCTTTTTAACCTACAAGTAAAAAGGTCTGCCGCCTTATTGTAAGCAAACCTTAAATTAAACTTATCGGAGCCCAGAATAATATCAAACCCATAAGGTATTAAATCTTTTTTAATAGGTATCCTGTCTCTCATATATCCTCCTACGGAATCACCAATATCCAGCCGTCAAGTATCTTGTTCGGATCCTTTATCAAATCCTTATTAGCATCTACTATTTTGGGATACAAAGAGCCGTTACCGTAATAACTTTTAGCAATCTTCCACAGACAATCCCCTTTTTTTACAGTATACGTTCTCCTTTTGGGCGGTTCAGATTGAGTGTTGGTCGCCTCCTGTACCTGTTGTAACCCGACATCACCTGTAGTAGCGGTATAAGGGCTGGCCGCAATTCGTATCTCTGTAAGCTCCATAGTAAATTTTTCACCGTCTCTTATGCTCGCATCACTGTTGGACTTAAAAGCGGTTATAAGCATACTTGACAGGATATTCCTGCCGACGTATTTTACTATCTCCGCATTCTTCTTCATCTGCTCTATTCGGTGTCTGGTATTTTCCCACTCATCCCCGACTATATAACCTGAAATACTAAGAGTTATCGGACCTCTTTTTGCGTGATCGGAAAGAGGAATCCCGCTTTCAACAGGATGTGAACTTACTTCCACGCTTTGATTTACTTCTTCAGTCTCACAAAAAACATATAATCCGTTAATAAGTGCCATTATACCTCCACAGCTACAAGCCTTGTTCTTGACATACTCTCATAGCTTTCTTTAATAGACTCTTTAACCCATCTTTGTACTTTACGCTTATTGGAGTCGCTTGCACTTGCTCCGTTTAAATTAAGTACAAAGCTTGGAGAGTAATTATTACTTGTGCTTTGGCTTCTGCTTGTTACATTGCTTGTACTTATCCCTCTTACCGGTTCGGAAGCACTCTGCACAGTATTTGATACGGATTTAGCACTTTCGGCTACCTTAGGTTTTAAACTTTCAAGCCCCTTTATGAGTCCAAGGTCAAAAAATCTGGCACTTTTAACAGCCACCCTTGACGGAGAATGAATATCCAAAGACTTATTAACAGTCTGACTTACGCTGTTGGCAATATCTCTGGCCTTTTCCATTATAATGCCCTTTTTAGATGCCAATCCGTCTGCAAATCCTTGTCCTGCCATCTCACCCGAAGGTTTTAGATTAATATTGTTAAACGGCGGATTTACAGCTTTGGCGGCATTTGTTCCTGCCGAAGTGATAGAAGGTATTCCACTTGTCATGCCGGTGGCAAATGCGGTTGACGCACCTGTAGCACTTTGAGTCATAGCTGTGTCAAATGTGGATTGCTGACCTGCAAGAGATTGTGTAAATGTCATTCCGATATTTGCAGTAGAAGTATTAACCGCATTAGTATCCAGTACAAATGCACTTGATGCTGTAGCGGAGACTCCCTGCATTGCACTCGCAACAGTAGCTTCATTGGATTTGATACCGTTGGCAATACTGTTACAAGTCTTAGCACCCGTATCAGAAGCATCCTTACCGTCATCTCCACTAAACCACGACTTTACACCATCCATAATGCCCTTGCCTAAGCCCTTTATAGCACCCATAAGCATTTTCGGAAGATTGGTTATAATAGCAACAATCCCATTAAATAAGGCCTCTCCAAGCTGTGGCAAAGCTCCTATAATACCTGTTATCAAATGCCCTATTATCTCACCTGCTTTTTCACCAATCATCGGCATAGACTGTGCAATTCCGCTTATAAGCTGTCCCAAAATGTTAATTCCTGTAGATAAGATATTGGGAAGCATTAATACTACACCGTCAATGAATGATAGAACCGCACTATAAGCTCCTTGCACCATAGACGGAAGAGCCGGAGCAATTCCGTTTGCAATCTCCAAAATAAGCTGTGTACCTACAAAGAATAATTGAGATGCCATAGAAAATAAGCTTGATGCAAGCAAAGGGATAGCGGTAACTGCGGCATTTACTACAGACGGAATATTCTCTCTAACCAAACCTACCAATCCGTTCATAATTGTCATACCGCCGTTTATCACTCCGGGCAATAGTGTAGGTAATGCCTGTACAGCCTGATCAAGAGCTCCTCTTACTATAGGAGCAAACTCCACTACAGCATCCTTTAATCCTTCAATCACTGTAGGCAAAGCTTTAACCACATTTTGGACAACAGGCTTAACATTCTTTACAATAGCCGAAAAAGACTTTGTAAGATTTCCTGTCAATTTCTTAATATCGGCATCGGAATCTCCCAGACTTCCTACAAGTGTCTGCGCTGCCGCCTTAAAAAGCCCTATAGAACCCGATACCGTCTGATTGGCTTCTCTTTCAAAGTTTCCTGCATACTGTGAAGTTCTCTCAAAAAAGTACTTCATAGACAATTCCGCTTTTTCAGAGTTACTCATCTCATTCCACGTCTTTTTTAATCCTTGCGCCTGTGCATATGCTCCCAAAGTAGTAGCATTCATAGCTACTCCAAGGTTATCCATCATAGTATAGTTACCCTTAGCCGCACCCGTTACAGCTTCAAGTGCATCAGCCTGGTCTATACCCATAATAGAAGCCACATCTGCCGCTCTTTGCATTGCCTGCACAGATAAGTCTAATGACCTTTGTTGTTCAAGACCTGAACCTTGGAACAGTGAACCCATCTTATTTAAGTTCGCAAGGTAATCACTTTGAGATATACCCATAGTTGCATATGCTTTGGACGATATTGTGGCCAATGACTGAGTGGAGTCTATAAGATTTCCGGTACTTGGATCTATTTCCTGTATATTTGCATTAATGCTTGTAATCTTATTTCCAAGATTCTGAAAAACGGTCTCTGAACCTCCGACATTTTGCTCCATCTCACCGAACGCATTTACCGCCTTGGTGGCCAAACCGACAAATGCGCCACCTACTGCTGTAATACCTCCAAGAACAGCCTTACCTGCAATCTTGGCTAATGAAAGACCCGCACTTGCAGTCGCCTTTGCCAGCTTTTTGGCACCCGCAATTAATCCCTTAAAAGCGTTCTTGGGAAGTGCCTTAAGCCCTGAACCAAGTTTTTTTACACCCGATACAATCTTATTAAAAACATTCTTAGGGAGGTTTTTTATCCCTGTGCCAAGCCTTTTAAACCCGTTTACAACACCGTTTAGAGCCGCCCTCGGTAAAGATAAAATACCGCTTCTAAGTCTTGATATACCGCCTGTCACGGCCTGCCTTGCAGAATGAGCCAAAGAAACCATACCTTGCCTTATTCTTGAAACTGCATGACCGGGTAAAGCGGCCAAAGAAGACCTTACGCCTGAAAGTCTTTCTCTAAGACTTAAACTTTCTCTTGCAGTTTGTCTTATTGCATTATTTGTTTGTGTGATTCCACTGCCTGCTCCCTCCGCTATACTTGCGGAAGCCTCTGATGCCCCCTGCATAGCCGAGTCAAGTTCTCTGACAGAATTAGCCGCATTCAGTGCCTCATCATTAACACTGCTGATTTGACTGCTTGCCGTTTCAAGACCGCTTTCATTGGTCTCAAAAGTAATCCTTATAACATCTTCTCTAATTACAGCCAATCTGTCACCCCCTATCCTTTTTCATTAAACTTATATAATAGTCCAAAGCAAAATTTGCCTCGGAAACTTGGTTCGGTGTCATTTGATAGAAAACCGTATTAAAATCAAGTCCGCCGTCCAACACAAGCCTCCAGTAAGCCCAATTATCCTTTGCCCTACTTCTTAACCGGCTTTTCGACAGTCTTCTCTCGAAAGTGTCCTCTCATAACACCGGAAACAAAGTTAGTCACTTCCTGAAGTTCCTCCTGTGTCTCAAAATCATCAATGTCCACATCCTTCGGCTCAACAAGCCCCATTTTCAGTACATTTTCAGCCAACAACTTTGTGGATGTTTGTCCGGTCTCCAAAGTTGACTTGTCAACACAATTTAGCCAGTTTGATATGCCGCAAAACTGGGCTACATACTTTACTCCGTTGATCTCTTTATCTACCTGATAACTCTTAACCATTTATTCACCTTTTCCTTAATAAAAAGAGAACCTAAGCTCTCTTAAATTATCTATCCGTATAATCTAATACCTGTATTTCAAATTCTCTGTCTGCAAGCTTTTCACCGACCTTATTATCGGCAGGCTTCTTCATAAAAGCCTTAGAGCCTCCTGTCTTCTCATTTGTAGCCTTATTTACAACCCAGACAGAAAATATATCCGTAACATCTGCCATTCTTTTCAGTACCTTTAGCTGTGGACTTGTGGCCTGCACAGAAACTTTTATAGTACCGTTCCTCTTAGCACTCTCATTTATTACCACATCACCCTGAAAACCTGTTACAGCTTCGGCAAAATCATTGTCTGCGGAACACTCGATATTATCTTCTCCAAGCCCCGTAACAGCAAAAGTACCAAAAGCCCTTGAAGCAACCGTGATAGTCACATCGGAAGGATTATAATTTTTGATTTCCATATATTACCTCCTATATTGTAGCTGTACCGTTAATGGTAGCTGTATGTATAGCTCCTGCAAGGTCAAAACTGAACTTTCCAAGCTTATACACTCTGGCAGATCTGTCGGATGCGGAAGTATCACTTCTTCTTCCGAAATCAGTTTCATACATAGCAGTTTTATTCTCATCATGAGCAATCATTCCCTTGGTATCGGCTTCTTTGAGTACACTATTCGTTACACCTTCAAGCATACCTATACCGGAATCATCATAAGTTACCTTCTTGGAATTGTTAAGAAGCTTCTGTGCCTGGTAGGCTATATTAGATATAATCCAATCAAAAGCATCAACTATATCAAGGTACTCACCTGCCGCACTCTTGCCCTCTGTAGTGACTATATCTCCGGCCTTTCTTTGAATGGTATATCCGTACACATTTCCGCTCTTATTCTCATTATTGATAAGCTTCACATCTCCGTCAGTGATATCATCAGGAGCAACACCTTTAATCAGAACATTCTTATAAGTAAAAGAACCTGACTCATATCCTGCGGTAGCTCCGACCAAAGCCGCCGCCAAATCCTGACCTTTTGAATGGACCCCTACACAAGTTCTGTCAAGGCTCTCAAGGCCTGTCGCCTCTGAAATCTGCTTAATAACAGGGAAATAAATAAGAGAGTTTGTAGCCTCAACGGCCTTAGCCACCTCAGCAACAGTTGAATCCCCGTCACCAAGCAATGTTATAATCTGCCTTGCCTTCCCGACTAACTTAGGTATAACACTGACGGCTTTACCCGCAGTTTCAATTATTCCTATAGCGGCAGGCGGATTCTTTTGCATCTTCATAATCTGAAAAAGCTTATAGGCTCCTGAATCCTCGGCAAATCCTGCACCGATTAAGTCCTTTGACTCACTATATTCCTTAAAATCCTTTTCCCTTGTAGACTTTGAAACCACTATGCAAGGTACTCCGCTGCCTATAGAGCCTACAGCCCCCGTAAGACTGATATTTACATTAATATCAAGCATGTAAATCATTCCTTTCTACTTCAAATTTATCAATATTTTCAACATTACCCTCAAGGTAATTCATAACATTAAGCACACAATCAAATCCTTTTCTATACTCATATTCGATGGTGAGCATATTGTCACGATTACTTATACCGCTTATTTCCGTTATACTTATATTCTTATCCTTCAGATATACCGCACTTTCAAACCAATCATGTAACTTCTGACAAAGCTCAAAGCATTCATTATCGTTATCGCTGTTTATGGTAAATGAGTACTTTACCTCTACAGGCTTATACCTGTTTTTACCGTCATCACTGTAAGTCCTGCTCTTATAGTCGATTGCGGTTACAGTAAAACTTACAAAAGGGTACTTAGGTATATGGCTCGTGATATTGGACTTCACACATATAAGATTTAATTCATTTTGTATGCCCTCACAAATAATCCTGTTGTAAGAATTTAAGTCAAACATTAAAACTGCTTACCCTCCTTAGTGTATAGCTGTTAAAGTCTGCATAGTCTTCACCATATAAGTAACTCTCCTCAACCTTAAAGCTGTTTCCGTTATGTTCCACATAAAAAGTACCGCTTTCAAGATTGATAATGTCTTTATCCTTTACAATAAACATATGTCTGTCGGAGCTTGTAAGCCTTCCGCCGCTCTCATATATTGCCCTGCTTGTCATTGTAATTATAGCGGCTCTTATATCTCTTGACAGCTTTTCACCCTTTGTATATTCACCGGCTATATAGCTACCTTGTGTGAATGTTATAAGCTTACATGGTACTTCATATTTAGAAATTAAATCAGAAAAAATAAACTCCATAATCATTTACCTACAATTCTGTGGGATATTGCCCCTATCATAGACCCTGTATCATTTAGAGGATTACTTCCCCCGTGTTGTCTATGTTCAATCGTATAAGGATGTAGAGGCGGTTCTACCTGATTTGTGGCATACTCTTTTATTTTACCCTCAAGATTAGTCCCAAGTGCGTGAAGAATAGTGTCAGCATCAACATTACCGGTTATCATTGAACTTATAAAGTCTGTATACACTGATAACACCTCATCTTTGCCCTTATCATAGCCATTCCTTAAAAAAGCTCTTTCAGGAATAGTTATTGTTGTTGTGGAGGGCTTTAATGCAAGCCCGTTGGCTTTTAAATAGGCCCTCATTTTAGGCGTTACCTGTATAATGCACCCGTATTCATGTATATGAGCAAGCCACGCCTGTTCGCCACCGAATACGCCTACCTCTATAGCTTTATTTCCAAGCTCCTTAAAAGACTCTCTAATCTTAGGTATATCGTCTCTGGTAGTAGCCATTACTTCCACCTCGAATAACTTCCAAAAGATTTAGCCTTTCCTTTGATGAGATGCTTTCCTAACAGTTCTTTTGCTATCTGCCATAATCCTGTAGTTCCATTTACAAAACTCTCATAGCTCTTAGACATACCGCCTATACTCTCACTTGTGACATTACTTCCGCTTAATGCACCGCTCTTTAGCATAGATATGAACTTGATAATAAAGAGTTTGGCAGAATGTGGAAGATTACTTATATCCTCCACACTTACATCCTCGCCAAAAGAAAAATCGGTATTATCTCTTAACCAATCAATTGCGCTAAAAAAATACAGCACATCATCAACACTGACTGAATTTGCTGTAAATCCCATAGTTATTAAGTTTTCTTCCGTCAGTGTCATATGCTACTCCTTGCCTTTTACCGCCTTTTTTGGTTTGCTGTCTTCAGTAGTTTCATCCTCTGTAACAGTTTCTGTTTCCGACTCTGTAACAGTTTCTGTTTCCGACTCTGTAGCCGGCTCTTCTACCGCTTTTTTGTCAACTTCTTCCATCTCTCTTTGCCTTGCAAGTAATCTTCTTCTTTGTTCAAAAAAAGTTAAACCCATAAATCACCTACGCAATCTTATGTCTGAGACAAACAATAGGAATATTCTTAAGGTCGGCTACAACCTTCCAGTTAGTTGCAGTCTCAAGGTCGGTATTTGCCGCGTAAGCGGTAGTGAAGTTACCGGTAAAACTTACTCCGTTCGGATGTAATACAAATGCTTTTCTGTTTACCAGCACATCCTTGGATGCCAAAATATCTCTATCCGTTTCAGTGCCTATAAGTCCTATAGGTGTTCCTTCCTGCCTTGCAAATGCTCCCTGACCTACAAACATAGTATCATATACACCCGCATTTACCGGCATTGTATCATCTACAATAATTCTATAACCCAGATAATACTCAATCTCAACCTTCAAATCCGAATCATACTGTGTGGTAATATCCTGATTCTTCTGAAGCTTTGTATATGTTGCTGAATGCATTACAACAATTCCAAGCTTATTGGCCGCATCACCCATCAACTGCTTGGTATCAAGGGCGGCATTAACACCTATTACGGCATTTGCACCGCTTAAGGCACTGATATCATGCAGATGCTCTGTTGCTAAAGCTCCACCTGTAGCAAAAAGGCCCTTAAGAACACTTAAGAATATAGCCTGTTCCCTCTCAATCCACCAATCGGCTAAATAATTTCCGATAGCCGCCATAGGGTCGGAGCCGCCTTTTACCTTAGCAAGGTCCGTAGCTGACCAAGCCTTCTGTCTAATCAAAAGAGTTGCTCTCTCATTGGCTGTCTTTATACCGTCAGGAATCATTGTATCCTCACCGAAAATCTCATCATCACCTGTTAAAGGCTTGTAAGAAGGCATCTGGATCATATTTCCGCCAAGCGGTGTCCCGTTTATAAGTCCTGCAACTCTTTCATCCGGTACAGCAATGCCTGACTTAACTAACGCTGATACCTTGGTAGTTTTTTCATTGACATACGCTGTAAACTTCTCCGGTACAATAACCATATCTGCAAATTTTGTTCCCGCCATAAATTTATTCCTTTCTATGCATTAGCAGCGGCTCTTAATACCTTTGCTCTTTCCGGGTCTGCCGCCTCAATTTCAAACTGTTTTGTCATGTTAAAGCTTTCCTTTTTCCAAGGATTGTAATCCTCACCGCTTCCGCTACCCTTGTGAATATCTCTTCCCGATTCCTTGAAGCGCTCTTCAACTTTCTCCTTTACAAGCTTTTCAATAAGCAATGAAAAAGCACCAACACGCTTTTTAGTCTCCTCTTCATCAGAACCAAGAACCAACTGTACAATATCATCACTGTTATCAAGTCCCTTAGACTTAAGCTCTTGAGTCGCAACATATTTACATTGCATCAATGCAAACTCACGCTCTTTCTTTTCCAAAGCTCTACGCTTCTCTTCATCCTCAAGCTTACGCTTCTCATCTTCAGACAGTTTGTCGTTCTTAAGCTTGTCATATTCAGCCTTAAGAGCATCATATTCAGCCTTTTTAGCATTACCCACACGATTCGCTTCCCTATCTTTCTCAGACTGTAAAAGCTTTTGGACATATGCCTTTGTCTTATCATCTAATCCGTCAAGCGGATCCGCTTCCTGCTCATTATCTTCAAGTCCGAATTTCTCAAGTAACTCTTTGTACTCTTCACTTGTGATAACACCGTCAGCAAGCATCTTCTTTAACTTCTCTAAATTCATAAATTATCCTTTCGAGGCTCACATTTTAATAAGCCACTTATATTTGTGGAGTGCAATCTCTTATCCCACCTTACGGAGTCTTAAAGCATTGCCCACCAATTTATTGCAACAAAAAAGCACCCTGGTTTGTTTAGGTGCTTAGAGTTTTTCAATTATTGAAAACCAAAATAGTTTTCATCTATTTTTCTATCTATCTCATCAAATTTTTCCTTAGCCAATATTGCCTCTATTGGTGCATCATCTCTTAGATGCGCATTTTCAAACCAAGGCTCAAATATTGAAATCAACTTTTTTTCTTCTTCTGTATACCTACGAACCATTCTTCAACCTCAGCTCTCCTATTTGTTTCTTAGTGTACCATTCTGCTTCTACTTCATCAAACTTGCCTATTGCAAAAGACCTTTCGGCATAATCTGATATCTCTTTTACATTATATCTGTTGATACCTATTTTTTCAACATTCTTCCTGCACTTTTTTCTGAGTTTTCCTATATATTTGGCGTAATTATTCTCTGTAATCTCATAGCCATTTTTTCTAAAATCATATGCTTGCTTCATATGCCACATCTCATGAAATTCAGTATATTTTCTTGGAATAAAAGCATTGTCGAGTATATCTGGAGTGTAATACACTGTATTTGTAAAAGCATTATAAGCCCCCCACGCATTGGGGAATTCTGAACTATGTAATACAACTATTGTAGGCTTCTCGCTCAACGGTATACCATAAGCCTTAATAGCCGCCTCAGTATTTTTATTTATAGTATATAAAGCTTTTGGTTTTATACTAACTTTATCAGATATATATACCGGAGTAGGATATGTTTCAATTTTTCTAGCTGATGTTATTCCTATTTTACCTATATTAAAATTTCTAATTTCTCCCCTATCAATACTTCTATACTCTTGCAGTTTATCATTTGAATTTGTAGATGCTTTCCTCACCTCATAGCTTACAAAGCACCTACAGTTTATATCTTCACCTGCAACTCCGCTCATCCCCGGACTCATTGTAGTAGCTCCTGAAGGAAGGGTAAATGGCTCATTGACCGGTACGCTCTGACCTTCCATCTTCACATGGTTGTATTTACTGTTACCGATAGAGTATTTCCAACCTTTTTTGGTCTTCCTTGATATATTGGGTCGCACTCGCTCATCTTTCATGGTATGCCAAGTTTTTACCATCACAAAGCCTTCAGGTTCTAATCTATTATGCAATTCTTTAGCTGCATCCTGATTGCCTTGTTCCCTTACTCTATGAGCTTCAGTCCTGACAATCCTTATAGACTTGGCATAGCTTCCGCCTGCACCGTCATCACCTATCAAAGTCTTTTGTACTCTCTTGGCCATAGTGTCATACCTGTCACCAACTGAAAGCCCTATGCCGACAGCTTGCTGTATACCATAGATTATATTTGCCCTATTTTTCTCAAGCTGTGCCGATAAGGTAAGTCCATGTACAGGATTATTTACTGCGGCTCTTAGAGCTTGCGGCTTAGCTGATTGGACCTGTGCAAAAGTTGCGACCAAATCCTTGTCATCTACAGCCTTATCAACAGCCTGCACCATGCCGCTATACGCATTTGAATAAGTCTGTTCTACCAACTCGGTTATAAGCTTTTTCTCTGCCTGAGTAACATCATTCATCTTTGAGGCTACTTCCTGTAGCAGTCTTGCATTCAACGCATCTTTATGAAGTCTTGCATATGTCAAAAGCCCGTTCTCATCAGAGTACTTTGCATATACCGTGCCAAGATGTGACTGCAAGTCCTTTATAAGCCTCTTATACAGTTTCTTTAGTTGATTAACCGCCTTTTCTTCCCTGTGTTCCTCAATACGTCTCACAGTATGAAGAAACTTATCAAGATTCGTCGTCTCCATTATCGTCCTCTAAGTCATCTGCATTCTCATCCTTATCATCATCAGGAGTGAACATATCCACCGCATCCTGCTTCTTTTTTTCTTTAAGTTCCATCAGATAATCAATATCATCTACAAAGCTTAAGTAATTATAAGCAATCTCATCCGGCACACCTGCATTGATAAGAGCCTGAACCGCATTAGCTTCACTTGCAACATCAACCGGGAAGTTTCTCTTATATTCTGAATAGCACTGTAAATAATCAAATGCTATTCCTCTCTTGTTAAATGCCGAACCTATCACCTTAAACATATAGGTATCGGCTCCGCTTATCTTGGCTTCGAATGCACCGCACTTTGCTTCAAATGCAGTAAGCTTGAATTTTAGCGATATTCCGGAAGCACTTCCAAAACTCTGATCATTAAGATTAGGAGTTTTGGAAAACCTGTATATATTCCTCTCTAATCTGTCTAAATGATGTTCATTAAATCCGTCATTTATATCTTTAGTAAGATAATAAACACTGTGTGTACTGCCCTGAAGTACAGGCGGAATAAGAATGGATCCGCTTACTTTAGATTTTATAATCTCCTCATCCGATATATCCACTCCGTCAAATACTTGCTGTGCCTGTGTATTGCCTTCCGCGTCATTTGCATTGTCCGATACTGTCTGATCATACTCGTCAATAAGAGTAAGTACCCTTTCGGCACTGCTCATCATCTCCCCGTTTAGCGGTATAAGCTGAAGCGGACAATAATCAAATAGATGAGCTTCCGCCTTTATAAACTGAAAAGCTCCCGGAGTCCCCTCAAAATAATAAATACTTTTAGCATCATAACCTTCAGCTTTCCATTTCTCGACCCCGTCTATATCCGTATAGCTATAATACCTTACCGCGTAGCTTGGACTTTGTACCTTGTCCTTACTCACCACAAAACACTCAAAAGGCGGTACAACCATGCAAGACTCTTCACCATCTTTGTTGATATAAAAAAGGCGACCCGCATATCCGCACACCGACGCATACTTGGTCACCTCTTGATTTAGGTCATAAAAATTATTGCTTGTTATAAAATCAGTTAAACACTTCTGAGCTTCACTAACGCCGTCCTCTCCACCTGTTTCTTCCAGTGAATCATTATCTGTGGCATAACTATATGCGGCCGCCTTTCCGGCAAAATATCCAATCATAACATCATTTATCTCACCAAAGAAATCATGGTTAAGTCTGTTGTTTAATTGCTTGCCGCCTAATGCTTCCAAATCCCTATCTATGAACCTTGGCTCCCGTCCAAATATAGGTACTTTATCTTCATAGCACTTATATCTCTCGTACAAGTTCTTTGTATGCAAGCGGTTTGTTGCATGCCTTGCCGTAAGTTTGCTGATAAGCTCCTCTGTTATTCCTTCCCTGTCAAGCGCATCTATAAACCCTGTAAAATCAGGATAGTCCTCATCTCTTTTCATTTTTTACCTCCTTCCTGTTTTTTAGCTTTGTATCATAAAATACTTTACCGTTCGGTAATATTGTAAGTCCGCATTTATGGCAAACCCGTACATCTCCGTGTTTAACAAAACAATGGCGGCACATTATAATCTCCTTCCTGCTACAGCCTTACTCTTAAATGAAAGTGGCTCCAGTGCATATCTCATAGCATCTATAAGGTGGTTAAAATCATCAATAGGCTTATTTATCTTCTCACCCGTTTTCTTATCGGTGTCCCACGTGTAGTTGCTTATTTCAGTTATAAAATTCACGCATTTGGGATGAATAATTATGTGATACCCTTGAATAAAGTCAATTCCGTTTCTAATACTGTCGGGACCTTTGATAGCAGGAGTTACCCTTTGCAATCCCAAATGCCTTAATCTGTCTATACTCTTTTTCTCCGCACTGTCGGCTCTTATACGCTCTTTGGCATATCCCATCTTAGTAACCTCGTCAGCTATCGCCTCATTGCTCATGCCCTTCTTATACATCTCATCAAATACCCAAATAGTCTTGCTCTTTGTATCTACAAGACCACAGAACAAGGCGCTTGGATCGTTTGTATATCCAAAGTCAAGCCCAAATACGGACTGAATTGTTGATATCTTCTTAACTTCGCCTATATCAAAGGCTTTCTCTTCCCAGTTTTCATATACAAGGCCTTCGACAATTCCCCACTCACCAAGACCTGCAACCTGATACCTTCGTGGGTTATTCTTTTTCATTGACTCAAATACCTTCAAATCAGCTTTATCTAACCACTCATTGCAAAGATAATTTGTAGTCATTGCCAGAACTTCATCATCCGGAGTATCAAAGAACCTTTTCTTTATCCAGTGATGCTCATTCCAAGGATTCAGTGTTATTGTTATCTGCTTAAACAGTTTTACGTCTTTGGGTATGGCACCTCTTATAGACTCATCAAGCATATTGAAGTCGTTTTCATTTGATATCTCATATGCCTCCTCAAGCCACATCCAACAAAGGTATCCTTGTTCTACTGTAATTGATGTAATCTTAAGCGGATCATCTAATCCTCTGAAATATATCTTTTGTCCAGTCGGTATGTAAGTCATCTCAAGCGGTGATTCTTTCTCTTCCCAATGGTTTTCAACCTTCAGTCTCCTTATCGCCCATTTAAGCTCTGTAAAGCAACTGTCCTTTAAAGTTCTGAATACCTTTCGAACCACAAGCAAATTGGCCTGTGGATACTTCATAATTGCCCATATGTACCACAGTGCCGTTGTCTTGGACTTCTTACTGGCACGACTACCCTTGCAGACTCTATATCTGCCTTTATACCGCCAATATGTGCCATATCCTCTGCCTACCACCTCGGGCAGTTGAATATTAACAGAATCAGTCTTCAAGAGCATCATCCCCGGATATAATTACAGGCACATTAGCAGTAATATCCAACTTGTCTTTAAACATACCTAAATGCTTACCTAAAAGCTCCAATGCTCTCACTTTGTCTGCCAGCTTTATTTCCCTCTCTTCCATGCTTCCCTTATCACCATCCATGATTTTAACCTTTACAGATTGGATACAGGCACGGTCATCATCGGTTGCCGTTGGCTTAACTGTTGCATCTCTGTCGTCAATTACATCTGCGGCGTTTACAAATGCAATTTTTGCCAGCTCACGAACCACCCTGTCTTGATTTACACCTGTGCGCTTGGATCTCTCTGCCAGCTTCTTGTTAATTTCTGCTAAAATGTTGAGTTTTGCTAAGTTTTGTGAAGCTATATCTTTTGCTGTGTGTGGAGAATAACCGGCTCTAATGGCAGCCTGAGTGGCATTCAGGTCAATTATATACTCATCACAAAATCTTTTTTGTTTTTCAGTCATTCAGACTACCTCCTTTCTAAAATTTTGCACCAAAAAAGACAGCCGTTAAGCTGCCTCTCAAGAAGAAAAATATTTAGTAGACTATCCTTTAACTTTTGGGGCAGGGAAACATCAATAAAAGCCTGCCCCGATACCATACATTAAAGGAGGATTATGAAAAAGTATACTTGCTTTAAACTTTTCACACATACACTATATCATATCCCCATTTTTACTTTTATACATTTTTTTCACTCTTTTTCGGAATTGTACAGTTCCTCAAATTCCTTTAAAGCACTCCTATAAAATTTATGTACGGCTCCAACTGAGTAATGCGTTTCGTCTGATATCATCTCGAAAGTCATATCCGACACATAGTACATAGATAGCACTACCTTGTGCTTGTCGTCTACCAACTCATCAATCAATAATCTCGCTTCAGCTTTTAAATTCACAAGTCTATCAATATCTGAATTTATCTGTTCTTCTAACTCCATCATCTTTATAACTGCACTTTCTATGCCACCGCTACTGCCACCTTGTACCCTTTCTTTGTTCCCGGCTGTAACCTTAGTTGATAACGCTCTTATACATTCTTTTTCTAACAGCTTGGCCTTTATAAGACAATCAAGCGTTTTAAGCTGTTTTAAATATTCTTTTGCCGTCACTTACTCACCTCTCTTTTTTAGCATTCCGGACTTTATAAGCTCATACATAATATCTATAGCTGTTCGAGGGTCTCGGTACTTGCAATTTGGCTTTTTATGTATCCTTGGATCATCTTTTTTCCAATCCTGTATATCAAAGCAGACAGGACTGACAAACATAAGCCTACATCCTCTTGCAACGCATAAGTAATAACATTTCGAATTTTTCGTATTCCCCCTGCATGGCTTAAATCCAAATTTTTCAAATTCTTTTACTTCTACATTCGGTATTAACATCTTCTCTACTCCTCTTATTTTGCTCAACACGGCGTTTTAATTCATTAAGGTAGAAATATAGCCCAATACCTTTAAAGTGCCGTGTGCACCATTCTAGCCGCCTTAGAATTGATTTTAATTATCTTCGCTCATTCTTTTCTTTCTCTCCATCAAAATCCCTGTATCCGCCTTTTACTCTTGCATCCAGCTCGTCTATGTAAGCCTCCATTATCTTGCAGGCTATAGGATAGCTTGAGTAATTCGCCTCAACATATTTCATTAAGACCTGCATAGACTTTGCAACCTCGTCTTTATCCGATTTTTCATCAAACTCTCTTACCGACTTCCACCACTTATTGTGTATGTCATTTATCATCACCGTTATCTTGTCATTCGTCATTATCTCTTTATAGTTCATATCCTTAAAAACTCCATAATTGTTTCTAAACTTATAATAATAAACTTATTTATAGCATAATTATCTGATAATTTATATTTGTGTAGCTTTAATATTAATATATTTTATTTATATATATATTGTGTCAGATACTGCAAACTCCTTACTGCAACCAACATAACCACCGGTAACTTTTGTTTTTTACCCCTTGGATACCCTTTTAAACTCTTTATTTATGCGGGTTTCAGGCACTGCATAACCAAGTAACCATAAAAAACACATCCTCGCATATAGGGGAAATATTTATTAATAAAAATATTTAAAAAAATTTTCCCTATATATACATATACATGTGCATGGTTTCAGTGGTTATTCGGTTACCACACCCCTTAAAGCCGCTTAAACTCTAGCTTTTTTAGTTTTTTTCGGAAACCATATAATTTTTAGGTAACTACAAATTGGTTTGTATTTATCAGATAATTTATTAATCAAACGGTAATATGTCGTTATTTGTCATATTTATTTGTTCAAAACCGCTACTAAAATCACTGTTATCTGATAATTTTAACTTAACACAACGCACAGGAGTTCCATTGAATTTTTTCAAAGAATCGGTTCTCCCCTTATTCGTCAGCAGTAAATTCTTATCATTTGCCCATTTCAAAAACGATACTCTTGAAAATCCTGACTGTTTGCAAAGATCTGACATAACAGTTGAAATAATTACAGCATAACCGTCTTCTATAATCCCCCATTTCTCCACAACCTCGTTCTGTGGATCAAACCTTGCAGGGTTCATGGCCACCTTATCAACGATAAACCTGTAACACCTCTCATTATCCGAAAGCTCATTTTTATCAATTAAGGTCTGCTTGGCTTCCTCAATGTCTATATACTCACCGTCTTTGAAAATATAATCTGTTGCTATTTTGTCGGCTGTAAGCACTATAGAAAGTGATAAGCTTTGTTTTTGCATTTTTTCATCATTGTCAAGCTTATCCAGAAAACCCTTTTGAATTTCCATAAGCCCTTCAACTCCGATTTCTTTCAGAACTTTTACAAACTCTCGCCCGGCATAACCGTAATTGTTTTTTACCACTGAAGCCGTAAGCCTTGGATCTTCAAAGATGTGGCCGTCACAGCTTATCTCTAAGATTCTGTTCATCGCTCCACCTTGATTGACATAAGAAGTCAAAGGCTTTTCACCGTTTGTTATTATGCAGTTTTTCCACCTGCTTTCTCTGTTTATACCAATGTCTTTGTTGCTCCTTGTCTTACCTTTCCCGGAACAAAGCACATATACAAGGCTTTCAAAATTCTCTGCAAGCCTCCTGTTTTGATTTGATGTATCATCAAGTAGCATTGGTAAGTGGTTTAACATATCCGCTTTAGCCTCCAAGGCCGTCTCTGTGCTTTTGTAATCGCCTACAAAGGCATTTTCATCAGGATTTGCCCAAACGGATGCCGCAAGCATTAAAGCCACCGATTTACCCGCTTCAGTGCCTCCCCAAAGGTCTACAAAGAAGGGTAGGCCTCTCAATGGAGCAACCAGAACACTTGCGAATGATGCGGCCAAACAAAATTTACTTTCAATCCTCTTTCTTGCCCTTACAGTCCTTGTGTGATCTAACCAAGTTGTGTAACTACCCTGTGTGTTCACACTTTCGGATACCTGTTTGAACTTTATATCACCATCAAAAATAATATCTCCGTCAAACGGTATAAAATCTTTGTTTAGCCATCCAAATTTGGAGGTTGAACGCTTAATTTTTATAAAATTATCGTTCTGATTTTCCACATCTGACAGGTATTTCACTAAGAGCTTTGCATTTTCACTTGTAACCGCTATTCCCTGTTCCGCCAAGGCCACTATTTTACTTGCTGAAGCTATCAAAGACTTAGGTACTACTATTTCATGCCAAGTTCCGTTACGCTTGTATGCAAGCTTTATTTGCTCCGCTCCGGTTTCAATATTTTTAAGCCTCTCAACCGGCAATATTGGGTGGTAGCAGGCGTATTCATCTGAATTAGGCTTAATTATTCCGCGTTCTGTAGCATTCCAATAACCACAAATCATATTGTCATACTCATCACTTTCAAAGTTGGTCCACTGACAAAGGTTCCCCTTAGTTTTCTCCGGTATCATTTCTCTTTCAGCTTTTCTGAAAGCATCAAGCAGTATTTTAAACTCTGTATATACCTTCAATTCTCTTGCTCTGTCCATCAAATTGGCTATATTTACGCCTCTTTCGATTTCATCCTCTTCGTCAAAGATATCCTGCATGAATTCTTTTGAGAGCAGGTCCTTTTTTGTCACTTCTTCAATTTTCTTCATCATCCCGCTCCTTTATTGTGAAAATCCTGATACAAAGCCGAAGATACGTAAGTATATGCATACTCATATACATCTTCTTCCTTGCTCAACTCCGCACGTTCTGTAGTAACCTGTAAGAGTTCCCTGTAACAGTTTGCCCATTCGTCACTTAACGGCTCTAATTCGCTCAACAACGCCCTTAATTCATCTTGCCTATCGAATATACCTCTAAGCTTGTTTCGTTCGTCCTGTGCGATTCTAACAGCCTTCTCACGTGCTTTACGTCTTCTGTACTCTGCAAACTTAGCCTTTCGGCTGTTGTCTTCTACTCCTCCAAGGCTCCTATAAGCCTCAGAGAAGTTACAATTTTCCATACCTGCGACAAAATCAAAGATATCTCCGTGTCTTCCACAGCCGAAACAATAAAAAGATTTCGCATATATCTTCATTGATGGAGTCTTTTCCTTGTGAAAAGGGCAGCATATAAACCCTGCCCTGTTTGGTTTAAATCCGTATTGCTCAAGGATTTCCGACATTGAATATTTTTCTTTAATCTCTTCAGATGTCATACTCACCCTTTCAGAATTTCTATTATTTTCTTTCCTGTTTCTTCCTTACTGCAAAAGAGAAAATCGCAACCATACTTGATTTTTATTGTTGAAAGCACTTTATGTAACTTTTCGCCTGTCATTGCCTTTGTTTCAAAAGTTTCCCATTTACCTGTAGTAGCGGACTTTACACGGGCATATCGTCTGGGATTTGTCCAGTTTTGCACATCCTCAAGGCTTTTTATTCCCTTACCATGCTCGCATAAAAATACAATTTTTACACCTGCCTTATTTGCCCTTAAAAGCTCATTTCTAAAACGGGTATGGTCTTGACAGACATTACTGCATAGTTCGCTTAAGTTCTGTTTACGGTCAACCACAAGCCTAGGATTATCGTAATTCATATAGTCACCGACATACAGTTTTGAAACAAAATGATTTACTCCATGCCGGTCGAACTGCGTTTCAACTCTGTGCAGTTGACTTTTACCTTCCCTACTGTCACACTGTATCATCATAATTCCAACGCCTCCTGTGTGCTATTGAGGAGACATGAGACTCTGATATGTTAAACATTTTTGCAAGGTCGCAATTTCTATATTCCCCTCCACACGATTTATGGTTTTTTCTTATAAAAGAAATGCAATTGTAGCCAATCTTGCTCTGTGGGTTTTTCTCTCCACGAAATAAACCGGCCCTCGAACCATAATTGTTATTATATTTATGATTGCACCATTCTAAATTATCTGCGGAATTATTTATTTTATTTTCATCTTTGTGGTTTACCTCTTTAAAACCATACGGATTAGGGATAAAAGCACATGCGACTAGACGATGAACATTTTTGCTGTATCTCTTTGCTCCGCCTTTCCCTAACCCAACATGCAGGTAATTATTTTTGCCATCAAAACACTGTTCGAGAATTTTCCCGACTTTCATTCTGCCCATGGAATCCACATGAGAAATTGAACGAACTCTACCAAGATTGCTAACTTCGTAATAATCAAACCCTTTGATAGGTTTCCAAACTTCATTGCTAAAATCCACCCGACTGCCTCCTTTAATTAAATGGCAGTCCTTCACCATCAACACTGTCAGGAATATTCATAAACCCGTCAGCACTTGCATTTGATGATGACGGCCTTGAACTTGCCTGTCCTGTGCCTGCTCCCTTACCGTCTGCAAACTCCTGTGTAGCTATAAGAACATCAGTTGTATACACCTTTTGTCCGTCCTTGTTTGTGTAACTGCTTGTTTGAATACGACCTGAAATCAATACCCTTTGCCCTTTTCTGAAGTACTTTTCCGCAAACTCTGCCGACTTGCCAAATGCCACACATGATATAAAATCGGCTTCTTTGTCTTTCATTCTGTCGACCGCTATAGTGTACTTAGCCACCGCCTTTGCCTCTGCACCATTTGTGTATCGTATCTCCGGATCTCTTACTAATCTTCCGCATATAATAGCCTGATTCACTCTGTTTCCTCCACTTCGTCTAATATTAAATCTGTGTAAAGCATTGGTCTTGAAAGAACTTTTGTAAACTTGCAATAGTCACAGGTTCCGCATCTTTCCGGCTCTATTTCTCCGTTTTTTATCTTCACAACTCTTTCAACATGTTCCTTAATCTTTTCAAGGGTCGCCACCAATGCTTCATCATTTATCTGTATGATTTCTATGTCTGTAACTTTTTCTTTGCTTGCAGCGGCTATATAAAAAGGCAATACCTTTCCTGTATTCTGCCTTACAATTTCTTGATATACGGCTCCCTGAATTTCATATCCCCAATTTGTAATAAAATCCATATAACCGTATTTTTTTACATAAAACCTGTCACGGATTGACTTGACAATTTTTAAGTCAACTATGCAGATGTCAGGAATATATGAATCCATTTTTATTTTCCAAGGTACTCCGCCGATTTCTCCGGTCATGATTACTTGTTTCTGTCCGGACATAAATTTCATAAAGTATGGATCTCTTTCAATCCTATTTATAATTTCTTCGGCCTGCCTATATTCAGCCTTTAAAGTACCTTGCTTTGTAAATATTTCGGGATTTTGGGCTTTAAAGAGGGGAAGGCTCCCCTCAAAATGTGCGTCCACATAACTTCCTACAAGCAAAGCAGTACTCTTTTCTCTTTCCCATTCACCTCTTATTTCAGCCATTGCCATAGCTTCACAACCTTTTATACCCATAGATCCAACAAAGCTTTTGTACTGACTTACAGACAAATACTCTTTGCTTGCTTCATTTGAAAAGTAATTCTCATTTGTCAGTTGCATTCTCTGTTCCCCCTTTGACCTCAAACGGATCCACTGCCTTAGGTTTTTCCGGTGATATATCCTCAGCTTCACCCTCAACAAGACAACCCATAAGTAAGTTCGGTACATGAATTCTTGCAAAGAAAGCCGCTGCACGATATGCAAGCATAAGCTCAGGCATAGTCTGCCATTTCTTATTTGATGTCCAGCCCTCAAGTCTTGCCATCTTCAATGTTACATCCGGACCTTCTATAAGTTCTCCTTCTTTTGTAACCGCTTTTATATAGCACCCCCTATCTTCTGTGCCTTTTTCTCCAAAGTATATCGGTTTAGCTTCTTTAAATCCTGCATTTGATTTAATCATCCCCATGCAGGCCTGCCCGCTCCATGACGGCTTGCCTTTAACAACGTAAAGATTTTGCATAACCATCATAGGGCTTAAACCCATGCGGTTGGCCATGTCTATGGCAATAGCACAATCCATTGCCTTGCCTTGATAGGCTTGCGGCACAAGGGAAGACGATGCGAACATCTTCCCTATATTAAATAAATCCTGAAAGCTTTCAGCCTTCGCAAAAACTTCACCTGATACCGGTAAATTGTTTCCTGTTTCAATTAATTCATTCATACTTCTTCTCCTATAACTCAACTACTGTTAAATCATCACTGTCTGTTGTTCTTGTAGCTATAAATTGCAACTCCTTATCCTTGCATTTCTTATAAAGTCTTTCTCTAAGTTCTGTAGCCATCTTTTCGACTCCATCAATCAATATGATTTGCAGACCGTTAGGCTTCTGAATTGCCACATCTATACATAGATCCAGCTTTTCACCTTCTGAAAGATTGCTGATTGGAAGTCCATTTATAAGCGGAACTCCATCTTTTACGCTTAGGCCTTGCACAGGAATATTGGATGTTTGCAATATTTCTCCCGGTAAAGTTCTTGCTTTAGTGATTTTCTGTGTCAGCTCTTCGCTTTCCTGTTGAAGATCTTCAACTTCACTTTGCAAGCTTTCCATCCTACGATACTCATTGATATGTCCTTTCATTTCTTCAATGTGCTCTGCTTGCTTGCTAAGTTCGTCCACGCTTTTTATTTCCTGACTCGCTAATTCTTCATACTCTGCCAAATTCGCTGTTAATTTGGCCACATTGGCTTTATATTTCTCTTCCTCAAGTGCAATCTTATCTTGTTTTTTCTCTGAAAGTGTTGACAGCTCCTGTCTATATGCCTTAATCTGCTCTTCAAGCTGTACTATAGACTTCCCAATACTGCTTTCACGGTTTGCAGTTTCACGCTCGATAGCTGTAATTGCAATCTCCTTTTCTGCCTGTAATCCTCTGATCTTATTATCTGAACTTTGAATAAATGCCTTTGCTTTTTCAATTAAGCCATTCTGATGTCTTATAGTCTCTATTTTCCTATAAAGCTCACCTGCGCTTGCATTTTCCCATTCATCCACCATGTACCCCGCAGGGATTGAACTTGCAATTTCTTCAATAAATGCATTTTTATTCCTTATATCTCTATTAACATCCTGTCTTCTTTGAAAGTACTTTCCTTTTTCAGATTGAATATCATCCAAAATTGCCAGTATGTTTTGATCATACGACACCCAATCCGGTATCTCTCCAAACCAATCTCTAATTGTGTTCATATCCCAAGCAAATTCAATTAAGTCTAAAATCATTGCATTTTGCTTCTTTTTGTCCATTCCTGCAAACTCAACCGGATTAAGCTGTAAAGGTGTAAATATATCTCTAAGGAAGCTTTCAGGACTTGGCACTTCCTTACCATTGCTTTTAACTGATTTGTAACTTGTCTGTGTCAAACGTTCTCTTCTGTCAATCCTTAAACCGTTATCAGTCTCAATGAGTATCTCTCCCTCGTTTTCTCCGTTTCTTACTATGTAATCTCTACTTGACTTATTTGTCAGAGCATAACGAATTGCATCAATTACAGAAGTCTTTCCTACTCCATTCTTGCCTGACAGCTCTACAGATTTTCCATCAGCCTCATACTCTTTTATGCCAAATAAATTCTTAATCTTAATCTTTGTAACTCTCATATTTTTCTCCTTCTCTATTAAAAAATCGCTATCGCTAATATAGCCAAATTAAATATCGTAAGCCCTATCATTCCACACCAGAATGCCCTCTCAATGCCGTCAAGCGTGTACTCCAGCTCCTCAATTCTTTCCTTTAAAACCTGCACTTGCTTGCCGTGCCTACCCTCAAGGGTCTCTATTCTTCTTTCAATTTTTTTATCGGACCACACATCCGGCACAATTACTTTTTCTTCTGCTACCTTAGACATATTCTTCTTCCTTTCAGTCCATCTCTTATTATGCTCTACCATCATATGTGCTTCCTCGCATGCGCCAGTGCCTCTTCTTTTGATATCCAGAAGTACAAATCTGTAGAGCTTACCTTGAATCGGTCTACTTCGTAGTCGTTATCTCGCACAACATCATTCTCAGTTAAGATGTAATTTCTGTTTTTTAAAGTAACCTCAATCGGATCATAGCCATCTTTCAATCTTTCTATAGATTCTATATACAGTATTTCCGCTCTACATTTTCTTGTTGTTCCCGAACTTCTCTGAGCCCATGTAGGAATAGATACTTCAACCAAGCACTCATTTCCTTCTTCATCTTCTCCAATAGTCCATCCTATAAAGCTGTCATGTGTCGGACACACAGGAAAAACGCCCACTGTATTATCAAATTCAGCTGCAATGATGTTCGTGTCCTGAAGGTTTGCTTCAGTTAAATTTGCCTGTGCGAATGACGCGCAGTCCAGATCCGCACCCTCAAAGCTTGCTTCTGTCAAGTTTGCAGATAAAAATACAGTATCTTTGCAGTTCGTCTCATTAAAGTTTGCTGACCATGCATTAACACATGAGAAGTCCGCATTCTTTAAATTTGCGCCCTCAAAATTTGTACTGACAAGAACTGTATCTATAAAGCAAGCACCCTCAAGGTCTGCATTGCTAAAATTTGCCCCTGATAAGTTCTGACCTTTGAAGCTCCATCCTCTCAGGTCCATATTTGTGAAATCTTCTTTTAAAGCCTCTTTTAATTCTTCCTGTTTCATATTGCCTCCTTAAATGTATTTATCCAATTCTTTTTCTATCGTATTCAATTTGTACGAATTCATAATCGGGTAATCGTATTCAATGTCTAAATTATCATAGTAGAAATTCATGCTCTTACACTTTTTGTTCATATTCCAGTTTGGAACATGTATACTAACATCAACCTGACTTGTGTGCGGATGCCAGTCAAAAAACACTTCTGCTCTTCCTTTTTTGTTTACCTCTATACACTTATCAAAAATTCTTTTTATTGCTTCAATCTGGTTCTCAGTCATCATATTTACACCACATCCCTTACCATCTTCCACCCTGCACCTCTTGCAGGTCGTCTTCTTTGACTTGCAAACTCAGCCGTCTGCATTTTTATCCTCTTTGCTATCCACTTATCAAAACCAGCTGTGTCGAATATTATCGTTGAATTTGTTTTTGATGGATCCACTTTTGTAGCGAAATCCTGTTTCGGGTCTCTATAAGCTTCCATAAGCAAAGGTTGTGGAAAACCTAAACTTTTAAGCTCTGACATTTTCATTATTTTTCTTGGATACTCCATAATTTTCTCCTAATCTATCGCATACTTATCCCAAGTACTTTCGTCAAAGAAATCTTTGCCCATTCGGAAGAGCTTTGTCTGTATTGACCCCGGACTATGAGGAACTCTAAGTGCCGCTTCTTTGAATCCTCCATTTTTCATTATTTCTTTGACAAGTCTAAGCTCGGTCTTTTTCCAAGGCGACCCTTGAGATGCATAATTCTTCCAAGTATCACTGTCATACAAATCGGCACCCATATTTCCAATCTTTTTAAATATAGATGAGTTGTTACGATTCAGCCTCTCTGCAATCTCTACAATTCTAACGCCGTTTGCCTTAAGCTCTGACAGTGTTGCTATTTCTTCTAAGGTCCAGCCCCTACGTGTCTTGTAATCCTTTTCTTCTTTTTTCATAGTCTTCTTCTCTTCTTTGAAAAACTCCTCACTTTGACATTTTGTATAATCCTTATAGCCTCTTCTAATGCCTTTACATCCTTACGCCAAACACAATTCTCATCCCTGCGATCTATCATGCTGTGGCAATGTTCCCAAAGGTCATTAAGCTGACTTATCACCTCTTCTTTTTTCATAGTCTTCTTCTATCACTGGATAATTATCCTATCCTTAATCTCTCTTTCTGTTTCCTTAAGCATTGCATTTAAAATCGCAAGAGGCACTTTATATTTTTTGATTACCTCTATCAACTCTTCAATGCACGGCTCTGTATCAAAAGAGCCTCCATCCTTTGTTAGATACTTCATGTTTTACTCCTATTTAACCGGGACGCTCCCCATAAATAACTCCCAAATTGTGACTGAATAAGTCTGCCAACTTGTTCAGTGTCTGAGAGTTTGAGTTCCGGCTCAAGCTCTTTTAATTTGCCCTGAAACATCCTGTCCATACCTACCTTTAACATCTGCCAATCTCTGTAGGAAATCCCTTTCAAGGCTTCTGCATATTTAATCGCATTCTCTGTTTTCATTCTTGTTCTCCTTAAAGTATAAATTCAATATCTCTAGCACCTTTTCTCTGCTTAAGTTCTCTAATCAGCTCTTCATTCGAAAATTTGTCTAAACCTTTATCTTCGCAATTTATAAGTTCTACCAACTCATGTGCCACTATTGAAACTTGTTCGGCTGTTCCCTCTTTAGTTAAACGCTCAATGTATCTAAGCAGTATCTTTTCTAAGGCTTCTTTGCTACTTTCTTTTTCATTCATGTTTATATATCCTCCTATTTACTTTCCCTCTAATCTCTCCTACAATCTACTTACAGGCTCTGCCAAGCCGAGTACTTAGAAAGGAGGGACTAGTTAATGAATATGATTTCTGTATCATCCTCAAACCTAGACGCCGTAGGGTATGAAAAAGGCACTTTATATGTACGCTTTAAAAATGGCTCCTTGTACAGCTATTCCGGTGTTCCTGAATATGTTTATAACGAACTCGTGAATGCATCTTCTAAAGGTAGCTATTTAGCCACCTATGTAAAAGGGCACTACCCATACAGCAAAATAGGTTAATCAACGACTACCAAAACAACAGCAGGACCGTTTACCGATACCGACATATCTTTATGCGGTTCTGCAATTTTAACTTCTACACCTTCCCTCTTTTTGAGTTCTTCTACCAACTCACAAGTGTTAATATCTTTTAATTCCATGTTCTCTCCTACCCTACCTTTTCTTCACTTTTCTTATAAATCGTATCGCTTACTGATACATCTAAGCCGTACTTGTCTTTGACCGTCATCAACTCCACTGTATCCACAAGTATCGGCTCTCTATCCTTTAACATCTCCAGAGCCATATCCGCTTTCTTTACCATCTTTGGATATCCATGCTTCAGTGATACAGCCTTATTTGCTATCGTATTAGCCTTGATATAATCAACCCTTGCAGGCTTTTTAAGTCCTTCCTGAAGCTTTTTCATCATTTCCTTTTGATGTTCTTTATCAAGCATTCGGAATATCTCAAAGCCCTCATATCCTGATGCTTCACGGAGACCCTTAATTACTTCATAAACAAAGTCTTGAAATTCTTCAGCTTCAGGCTTATTGCTCCTCATAATTAGGCGATAAATACCTTTTTCATTTAGGATAGTCACATTTTGTATTCCACTCGGGGTACTAACTTTGTGAGTACCCTTATATTTAGTCTTCATTTTCTTTAAAGCATTGTTTGCATCTCTATGCCCTAAAGCATTTGCTATATCTGTAGCCACCGCCCACCATTCGCCATCTTTTTCTACAAATCTGATTTCGTGGTTGCACCACTTTTCTATTTTTATAAAATCACCTCCTAATTTTCTGTTTGTAAAAACAACTACTTCTGCCTACTTCTACTTATTTCAGTTTACTTTTTGCCACAATATATAGTTTATATTTTGCAATTTTAATACTATATATTGTATATTTGCCCTTGACTTCCCTATTCCGTAGTAATATACTTAACCAAAATCTATGAAAGGAGGTGTCTATGGCTAATAAAAAAACTTCTAAAAGAGTTGCATCTACTGCATCTAAAATTCTTCGTGATAAAAGAACAAGCTCTGCTTCCAAATCTGTAGCTGGTTCTGCTTTATCACAAACACCAAGTAAGAAAAAATAATTGCTACTTTTGCTGCATAACTCATTGGTTCTGAGCTGTGCAGCTCTTTTTAATTCTTATGTTCTCAATTGGAATCTGATAAATCCCTACCAGTCTTTCAAGCTGAAATGCAGGGATTGCTACTTTTCCTTTTTCCCAATTCAGAATGGTTTGCTGTCCTACTTTCAACATTTTTGCTGCTTCCCTTTGGCTAAGCTCTGCATTTACTCTTGCGGCCGCCAAGGATATTTTTAAATCATTTATAAAATCACCTCCCTTTTTTAAATTCGCATATTATGCGACAAAATCAGCAAAAAAAATTGCATTTACATCTTCCATTGATAGATTTAGCGTTCTAGCTATTTTTTCAGCTTCGCTTATAGTCAGTGTATCGCCATTGGATGTAAGCTTCCTATACAGAGTTGTCTTATCTATACCAATGGAAGATGCTAATTGTGAGACATTAAGCCCATTCTCTACAATTTTTCCTTTTAGCTTATTAACATTCATATTTTGTATTCCTTTCTATCGCATTTCTGCGACAAACTTATAATAAATCTTTTTATAATTTTTGTCAACACTATTTTTGCGTTAAATGCGATTTTTTTATTTTTTATATATTTAGTTGTTGCATATTTGCAAATAAAGTTATATAATTACAATATCCTAATAAAAGGAGTTTTTAAGATGACGATAGGTGAAAGAATAAAACAAAGACGAAGAGAGCTTGGCTTATCAGTCGATGAAGTGGCTGATAGACTTGGTAAAAATAGAGCAACTGTATACAGATATGAGAGTAACGATATTGAGAATTTTCCTGTAGGCACACTTGAGCCTATAGCCAAAATATTAGAAACAACTCCTGCTAAGCTTATGGGTTGGAATAGTAATGATAATTTGCCAAATGGTAATCCCGAACCACATGAAAAGCCAAGAGGCGTAAAAATTCCCGTCCTCGGTGATGTAGCAGCCGGTATACCTATAGAAGCTATAGAGGATATAATTGATTATGAGGAGATAGACGAAGATCTTGCAAGACGAGGGGAGTTCTTTGGACTTCGCATAAAAGGTAATTCCATGTCGCCACGAATACAGAATGGGGATGTAGTAATTGTTAGAGTACAGCCAGATGCAGATTCAGGAGATATCGTAATTACTAAAGTCAATGGGTATGACGCTTGTTGTAAAAGACTACAAAAGCATGATGACGGCATAAGCCTGATATCTTTAAACCCTGACTATGAACCTATGTTCTTTAGCAAAAAAGACATAATTGATTTGCCGGTAAATATCATAGGTAAAGTAGTGGAGCTTAGAGGAAAATTTTAATAAAAAACGAGGGAGGCGTTTTAAAAATGAGTTTTGAAGAACAATTACAGGAGTTCTCTAAAAAACTTGAACATGCTAAAAATATCAGAACTGAAGAAGCAACAAAAATGACTCTGATTTTGCCATTCTTTCAGCTTTTAGGATATGATGTTTTCAATCCGATAGAATTTGTTCCTGAGTATACAGCTGATGTAGGTACCAAAAGGGGCGAAAAAGTTGACTATGCCATTATGAAGGATGGACAACCCATTATATTGATAGAAGCAAAATATGTAGGCGAAAAATTGAAAAAGCATACATCTCAACTGTATAGATATTTTTCTGTTACTCCGGCTAAGTTTGCAATTTTAACCAATGGGAAAGTTTACAAATTTTATAGTGACTTAGTAGAACCAAATAAGATGGACGAAAATCCTTTCCTTGAAGTAGATTTGTCAGATATTAAGCCGGCACAGTTAAACGAACTTCAAAAATTCTCAAAAGATGTATTTGATGTTGATTTAATACTTGGAGCAGCGTCAGAACTAAGATACATTGATGAATTTAAGTCTATCCTTCGCTATGAGTTCGAATATCCAAGTGATGAATTAGTAAGGTTTTTTCTAAAAGATTTATATGAAGGTGTAAAAACCAAAAATGTTGTGGACAAGTATCGTCCTATACTACATAAAGCAATGCAATTATACATTAACGGCGATACCGGCATAACTTTTAATTCATCACCTGAAGTTCCTTATTCAATTGAACAGTCTGACTGTTTAGACCCTATTTACTCTGATATCCTGCATAGGCTTGGATATGACATAGAAAATACCGAAAATGGTCAACATGTACTAAAGGATAATGAAATAGTTGCAAAAGCCTATCTCTACAAGCATAAAAAGCAAATTTTTATGAAGTCAAACAGTGGCATCTTCTTTAAGAGATATGTTTTATATAATCTAAGCCCTAACAGTTTCGGAAAACTCTTTAATACAACATAATCGGTAAAGTCATGGAGCTTAGAGGGAAGTTTTAAATTTTATAGGAGAGTGTGAAATTGGAAGATATTAAAAGTAGACTTGTTTATAAAAGCATTGAAGCATTTATTTTAGGTTTAGAGATCTATAACAAACCAACTATCAGATATAGAATTGAGGGATTTAGCTTTTTTATTTGCAATGCTTGGGAACTGATGTTAAAAGCGGAATTGTTGAATAGAGGTGAAAGTATATATTTCACTGATTCCCCTAATAGAACCCTCTCTTTACGAGACGCACTGCAAAGAGTTTATACAGACAAAAAACAACCGCTCAGAGTAAATTTGGAGACTATTATTGATCTAAGGGATACAAGCACTCATTTTATAACCGAGGACTATGAAACTATATATGCTCCATTTTTTCAGGCTTGTGTTATAAATTTCTGCGAACAAATAAAAAGATTCCACAAAGTAGATATGTCAGAGCATGTCTCCCCCAATTTTTTGACACTTTCTATATCATTGGATATTCTAACCAACAGTGAAATCAGAGGAAAGTATTCTGCTGAAATGGCTGATCGCTTTATTGCAAACAAAAATGAGCTAGACTTTCTACAAAATACCAATCATTCAGCTGATTTATTCATACCAATCAGACATGAATTTGTTCAGATAAAAGACAAGACAAAAGCAGATTTTACATACTCTGTGGATTCAAGTTCTGATATGCCGGCTAAAATCATCACTAAACTGCAGGATCCAAAAGATAAATATACATTATCAAGAAAGAACATTATTTCCTTAGTTAATAAGCAAATTAATGTTAAAAATATAAAGTTTGATTATGTATCATTTAAAGGCTACAATGTTTTCAATGACTATGCACTTAAGCTAATTATGGATTTCTATAACTTACAAGATGATGAAAGATACTGCTTTCAATTTGTATCTACTAGAAGATACTCTAGCCAATTAGTGGAGTTTGTTATAGAAGTTATAAAGAATGACTCAAATATTGTTTGTACTATTTTAAAGCATAAAAAAAGATAACCCCAGGCACATAGGAATTCTAAGCATTAAGCCTACTCCAATTCAGGAACCCAGTGTTAATCCTTCACAAGTTATCTATGATTATATTTTATGTTTTACACATTGTTTTGTCAAGTTTTATAATATTAATTTTTTATTATTCACCATTTTCCCGACGTCGGGAAAATAGTAAGTATTTGAGTTTTATCAGTAATTATGCTATCCTAGAGATGCGAAAGCCTTATTAGTTAAGGATAAGTAATCTCTAGCAGTACGCTCCCAGTATCAGGATAAAGCCGAACCTAGAGATTTTTTATATTAAAAAAAGCCACCCGGTACTCCAATACCAAGTGGCTGTGTATACCGTTGCAAGCTTCTGCCTGCAAGCAATATAACTCTGAACAAGTCATATTGTACCACGCATAGTAGCACCTTGCAACAGGTGTTATTTTTATACCCAAAATTAAGGAGGTACATATGGCAAAAGCTAAATACAGTAAAGGAAAAGACGGATATTTCCGTGCTAAGGTTTGGGACGGTACATACAATGCAGACGGATCTAAGCATAGAATCAACCTTATATCTAAAAAATCAAGTGCGGACCTTGAAAAGAAAGTAAATGAACTTAAAGATAAAGTATATAAAAGAGAATATGTAACCTCCAGCGATATATCGCTTTATGACTATGCCCTTGAGTGGCTTGATACATACAAGGTAAATCGCTCAAGAAATACATACCTTATGTACAAAAACATCATAGACAAGCATATAATCGACTTGTCAGATATCCCTTTACAGCACCTTACTCACGCAAGATTACAAAGCTTAATAAATGAAAGAGTGGATAGACCCCGAACCTGTCAACAACTTGCATTGACCTTAAAGCAAATTCTAAAATCCGCTTCAAAAGCTCAACTAATACCAATAAATGTGGCACATACGCTTGTAGATGATTTAGAGTTGCCCTCATACAAGAGCAAAGAAAAGAGAGCCCTTACAGAGCTTGAAATCAGGGCAATAAAGACCGCAGATTTTACCGGCAGAGAAAAGTGCTTTATATATCTCTTATACGGTTGTGGCTTGAGAAGAGGCGAGGCCTTGGCGCTTACTAAGTATGATATATCACTTGAAAATGCTGAAATAAGCATAACAAAGTCTATGGCTTTTGAGGTCAATAGGTCTTACATAAAAGAAACTAAGACAGTTAGGGGGCAACGAACAGTGCCAATGCCCGGATATCTAAAAGACTTTTTAAAGGACTACATAAAGACAGTAGACAATTATTTAATCACTAAGGTAGACGGTTCGGAAATGACTTTATCAAGCTTTGAAAAAATGTGGGAACAAATCATAAAGAAAATGAATATTGCTGCAGGCGGTACAGATACAATCAGGATTATACACGGTCTTACCCCACACATCTTCAGGCATAACTACTGCACTCGTCTGTGCTATCAAGTACCTGCTATATCTACAAAGATGATTGCTAAACTGCTGGGTGATACTGAAAAAATGGTTATAGATGTGTACAGTCATATTTTAGTAGATAAAGAGCAAGTAAATAACTCTATAGAGACTGCAATATCACTATAA